CTTCCAAAACAGAGTTCCAGAGAACAATCGTTGGTTTAGTGGACTGACAGGTTGGATGACAGACTTCCAAAACAGAGTTCCAGAGAACAATCGTTGGTTTAGTGGACTGACAGGTTGGGTAACGTCATTGGGAGACTCAATTCCTACATCTGGAAAATGGTTCAGTGGAATCCTGGGATATGTAACAGCATTAGGAGATTCGATCCCTACATCTGGAAAATGGTTCAGTGGAATTTTAGGATATGTTAATCAGGTTCAGAAACAATCTGGAGTATCGCTAATTCTTTCAGGGATAACAGCATTTATTTCAAGCATAGTTTCAGGTACTAAAAAATCCACAGGCGGAGCCTTTTATGGTGGAAGATGGCATGATATACCGCAGTTTAGCGGTGGAGGAGTTATTACAAAAGACTTCATGTCAAGCTTTAGCGCCATTCCGCGATATGCAGGTGGTACTGTAAATGCAGGTTCGATGTTTATTGCAGGAGAGGCTGGACCAGAACTTGTGGGACATGTAGGTGGCAGGACAGAGGTCTTAAACCAGTCACAACTTGCAAGTGTAATGCAGAGTGCCGTAGCGAGTGGAATGGAAGCAGTTATGGCACGTTACGGTGGAAATGGTGGAGGAAATGGAAATGTGACAGTTAATGTTGTTCTTCAGGGTGACGCAAAGAAGATCTTTGAGGTCGTCAAAAAGGAAAACAACAGCAGAGTCATACAGACAGGTAAGGCACAACTTTTAACGTAAAGGAGGGAAGCAATGCAATGGATGGCCCAGTAAAAACCGTAATCATAAGTGGATTGAAGCTGAAAGTTAAAGACCTGACGGTAACAGATAACATCATCTGGAGCCGCAATACAGGGCGAGTTGCGTCTGGTGATATGGAGGGTGACATCATAGCAAAGAAAATTAAGTTAAATATTGTGCTAGCACCTTTGGATGATAAAGAAGCAGTAGCTTTTGCTGCCGCAATAGAACCACCATTTTTTCCGATCGCTTTCCGAAATCCGAAGTCTGGGAAAACAGAAACACGCAAATTTAATGTTGGAACACCGACATATCCAGTCTATTCGTATGCTGATGGACTGCCTAGATATGTTGGTGTTGCTGCAAATTTTATTGAAAAATGAGGTATCAAAATGAAGATGTCAAATAGGACACTGGTAAAGACAATCAATGGACTTTTATCGTTTAAAAACAATGGTGTAAGGAAGCCAATTAAGGTGATTTACGCAATCAACCGCAATATTGAAGCACTTGACAAAGCTGCGATTCCTTTCCAAGAATCAAGAAATGAATTGATTGAAAAGTACTGCGATAAAAAGAAAAATGGTGACATTGTGCCCAAAAAGGGAATGGAGCAAAACCTAGAATCAGAGTTGGGCGAATTACTGGATGGAATTGAAGTTGACGTAGACATTTACAAGATTCCAATTAGTGTGGTTGAGAATATAGAAGCATCAGAGCTTGAATTTGAAGCGATTAACATGATGCTAGAGAAGAGCGAGGTGGAAAAAGCATGACATATGATTATATGGTGAAACAAGATGGGCAGTTTTATAAACCTGGTCAAGATGTGCCAGATATGGGTACATTGGTGTGTACGTCTGCGCAAGGGAATATACGTAGTTATGAGGGACTTGCAAAAGATGTAGGCAAGCTTCCTACGTATGTTGCGACAGGCAGCTCTTTTTTGGCAAGCGATACTGGCGATTATTATAAATTTGAAGAGTCAACAGCAGCATGGAACAAGATTTAAGGAGTAAAAGATGAAACCAGAAGACGTCATTGGCATTTTAAATCGTAAGGTTCAGAACGCAACTGTAACGGAAGATCAAATTGATGCAGCTGTTGAAAAGTATCATAAGACTCATCCGTTGGAAACTGACAAAACACTCACTGTTCCTGGTGCTTTTGCAGATGCAAAGGCGGTTGGAGATGGATTGAGCAAAAAAGTAGCAGGAAAAGGAATAACTTTGTACTATGACACAGAAAAACAGTGCGCAGCCATTAAATTTGATGAACAAGGCTAGGTGATCATTATGGGATTATGGACGGAATATAAGAAAAAAACGGCTGTAAAATCCACAGATACCTTCCTTGTGTATGACAGCGCAGAAGGCGTAATGCAGGTTGATGGATCAAATGTAAAAGAATCCTTTAGAGATGCTACAGATACCACATTGTCACAAGCAGACACGCCAGCCGATGCAAAAGCAGTTGGGGATAGATTCGCAAAGGTTGAAAAGAAGAATGTAGAACAGGACACAGCGTTAAAAACAAAGGCCGATGGTACTGGCATAGAATTTTTCTTCGACTCAGCCAAAGGGTGCTTGGCTGCAAGGATAACAAAGTAGAGGAGGAAGGTGTATGGCTGACAAAATAATATATCTTGCAAATTGGGAAGATGTGGAAGAATTAAAGGCTGCATCAAAAACTCAAGAGACTAATATAGCGGATTTAACAAAGGAACTTGCAAAGAAAGCAAATGGTCAGGGAATCACTTTGAGTATAAATGAAAGTGGTGGACTGAGAGTAATGTATGACGATGGAAAGTGAGGATAAAAAATGGCAGCAGTGGCAGTAGATGTGGCAATGGAGTCAACATCACAAGAGATTTTAAATCTTTTAAAAACAGTAAAAACACTAGTAACAGATGTTTCGAAGTTTGACTGGAAGAATTTCTGGGAACAAACAGCAACAGACGAGGTATTTTCAACAAAATTTTATTATTACGAAACCAGCACCAGTCCAAGCGGTGAAAAGATGAATGCATCAGTTGGGTTAACAGCTGTGCCTTCAACGGAAACTGTAAAGGGGCAGGATGATTTTGCAAATCATAGTGCTTTTCAGACAATTGATTGTAATTTTGTAATTGACGAGCAGGAGAATAAGACCCCAGTAGCAATTAAAGGCGGTAATGGATATTCTGACATTGGAAAAGTAGATGTTGGAGTTATGGTTCCTTTAACTTATTGGGGCATTCAGAAATTTGACACATATTACATTGTACATTTTGCAACGAAGCCGCATCCTGAATTGGAGTGCACAACAGTTACGCCATGGTGCAATAAAGAACTCGGTTATGGCATTTTGACAAAATACTATGCAGGGCAAATTGATGGAATTTTATATTCATCATCTGGAAATGCAATTTATAACTTTGTTTCAGCCCAGTCCGGAAATACTGAGCTGCAAAAGAAAGGAACAGGATATCATGGCTCTGGATCAGAGCGAACGGCATATCTACTGTGTATGCTATGGATGAAGTATGCAACAAAAAATAGTCAGAAAGTCTTTCAAGGATGCACTTCATATAATGTGCAAACTAAAGTTGCACAGACTGGAGAAAAAGCTAATTATGTTGTAATTCCAACAGCGCAGGCAAATAGCTTTTATGTTGGCACGACAGTATCCATCGGAGATGCAACTGGTCACACAGATAATCTAGATCGTGGACAGGCATACATGCGAAATATCGCAGATAAAGTCAAAATAACAGCTATCGAAGCAATATCTGGAACAGATAACAGTAGAGTATATGTCGGTAAGCAAAATATGACAATTACAGAAGATACATATATATCATCAATGCCATTACATGCAGGGCAAACCGACAAGGTGCTTGGAGTGGATGGATATATCAAGAATGATGGTAAACATGCATTCAAACTTGGCGGTATTGAAGATATGGTTGGTGCATATTATATCTCAATGAACGAGTTGTGGAACAAGACCACAGCAACAACAGTTGACTACTACGTTAGAGGCACTGCTGCATGGTCAAGCACTGCCGCGAACTGGACAAAAATCGCAACTGTAGATCTTGAAACAACCGATGATTTTTGGATTGGCGACATTGATATAGACTTATCTACAGGTGTTATACGGTTCAAGAGCAGGGGTTCAGGAGATTCGGTCGGTGTTGGCGACAGACAATATAATGGTGGTGATGGAACAGGTTGGCGCGAAGCGCTAAGGCGCGGCGGTCTCTGGAACAGGTCGAATGCCGGGTTCTCCTTCGCGAATCTCGGGGACGTCGTGACGTATGCGTTCTGGAACTTCGCTCTCTGCGTTTAATTCCGAACCTTTCAGGGGTGAATTTTGCGCAAGCAAAAGAGGGGGCTGCCCCTTTAAATAGTATACAGAAATAATTTTAAAATAGGACTTGTCACACACGGGCGCGGCAATCTCAGGAACAGGTCGAATGCCGGATTCTCCTACGCGAATCTCAGGAACGACGTGACGAATGCGAACTGGAACTACGCTCTCTGCTTTTATATGTCTGACGGGACAAAATAGTACGTTGGTACTTAGTGTGGCATTTCGCGGATGTAATTCCGTTGTTGTATAAGCAACACTTAAATAGGCAACAAAAAGGGAATCGGAATGCCGACGGACATTCTGATAACTTATGTGAAAGACATAGGTTGGGGCTAGTAGACATCCGAACGTCCCTCGGAATTTAAACGATATTTACAAAAAAAGGATAAAAATACTTGAAACGTTGTTGTAAAAGAATAGATATAACTAACAGAATATTGATTGAACGAGCAGTAAGAGATTGCATAAGTGGAAAGATGAACCGAGGGGACACTATAAGAATGTTCTCAGAGTACTCAAAGTTGCCATGTGAAATCATAAAAAAGATCTGCAAAGAGCACTTCATGATGGAAGGATTGATCAATACTGTTATAGACGGTATACAACAAGAGATTATCGAAAAGAAATATATTGTAAAGCCAATTCGTTACAGATACCAAGTTGATAAATGTAACGGAAAGGTTAGAAAGATAGGAATACAAGATGTAAAGCAACAGATATACGACTATATAGCTGTATATGCAATGGAAGAATTATTCCGAAAGAAAATAGGCTTTTACCAATGCGGAGCATTAAAGAACAAGGGATGCGAATTTGGTGCAAAAGCAATTAAGAAATGGGTAGACAACCATGATATAAGATGGGGATGGCAAGCAGATATCAGGCATTATTACGAAACCATACCTAAAGGTAAATTAAAAGAACTACTAAGGCGAGATGTATATAACGACGATGTTATACATCTCGTTTTCTTCTTAATTGATTCGTTTGAGGGTGGATTATCAATCGGTTCATACCTTAGCCAATATCTTGCAAATTATTACATGTCATATGCGTGTCATTATGTTAATGAGCAGGTATGCAAATTAAGAAAACATAGGAATGGAGCTGCTAGTCGTGTCAATCTTGTATCTCATGCTTTGTTTCAAATGGACGATATACTAATTGTCTCGAAAAGCTTGAAAGATTTAAAAATGGCAGTAAAAAGATTTTCAAGTTATGTTTCGGATTTTTTAGGGCTAGAAATTAAGGAAACATCAAAATTCATTGACCTGAGTGTTACATACATTGATATTTTAGGAAGAAAAATATCAAGAAGAAGTCTTACTGTACGCTCATCAATTTTTTTGAGATTTAGAAGGACTGCAAAGAAGGTAAGAAAAAGAGTCCACCAAAAGAAAGAAGTGCCGCTGTCATTGGCTAAAAGCTATATCGGGCGTTATGGAGCTATTAAACATTCAAACACACAACGTTTTCAGCAAAAGTATCATGTCTCGGAAGATATAAAGAGATGTAAAGAAATTGTATCCACTCATGAGAGGAGATTAAACAATTATGGAAAAGATGAGATTTACGCTGCCGCAGTTAAGCGCAGCATTCTATCCGCTTGAAAAAGGAATGGATGTAGTTATTTGTACAGATGAGCAGAAGGTTACAGTTGATAGCCCAGAAAATGGCAGTGAGATAATGTACGAGTATAACGGCAATATATTCAGGACGTTTAAGCTGACGCAAGAGGAGATTATTCAGGCTCCAGAGCAATATCTTGATTACGAAGGCGATACAGAGCCAAGCGAAGAAATGACAAGATACGCAACAGAAATGATAGATGCATATACCTTGCAGCTGATCGAGGAAGGAGTACTGGCATGAGAAGTTTGGTAGAGAGTTTAAAAAGACTGTACAAAAGTGGAAAAGTGTCGGCAGAAAAGATTAAAGGAATGAAGATTCTCACAGAAGAAGAAAAAAGATACATCCTCGGAGAATAAAAAATAAAGCAAATATCTAGCACGGAGTATACCGTGCTAGAGAAAGGAAATCGTCATGTATCAGGTATCAGAAGCATTAGATAAAGTTATATCAGGCAGTGGAAGAACGTTCTACGCAAGGCTAAACGGAATATCAGAAGGAATCCAAGAGATAGTGCAAACAAGTTTTTCAACTCCTGATAGCTATTTTTATGTGGGTGGAGCTACAGCTTCCAAAATAGAAGTATCTATGTTTACAAAGTCGCAAGATTTTGTAAAAGGTACGGAAGTAAGACTTGAAATCGGAGCAACAGCTGATGGCACTATAGAATGGATACCAATGGGGTATTTTACAATAAAAGAGCAAAAAAAAGACCGAAATCTGCTTACTTTTACAGCATATGACAGGCTAGAGTCAAAGTTAGCTAAAGCGTATAAAAGCAAAATCACAAGCTATCCAGTAGAAAGTAAAGAATTTTTAACTGATATAAGCGAACAGACAGGTGTTGAGTTTGACACAAGCAAATTATCTGATAACCTGATGATAGATAAAATATTGACGGTTAACGACCAGTCGGGAGAAAAAACATACAAAGAGCCGTTTGACGGTTTTACGATGCAACAGGTGGTTGGATACATCGCACAACTCCATGGTACATTTGCTATATGCGATAGAAATGGAAAAGTAACATTTAGATGGTATGGAACGTTAGCAACTGATCACCCAGGAAAGATAGGTGATACAGCAGGTAGCTATTTAGAAGACCAAAACTTATCATTTATCTATAATACAATCGAATTTTTAAAAGAATCACACACATATCTAATTAAGACCAATAGATATTTTGATGATCTGCTACAATCAGAAACGATGTGCCAAATTTCAGGCATCAGCTGTGATACAGAGAACAATCATTATGAATCAGGAACAAATATAAATACAAATTTAAGCAATCCAGTAATGACACAGGAATGGCTCGATAAAATCCTTGAAAAAATAAAGGATACGAGGTATTATCCAGTGTCATTTTCGTTTATGGGAGATCCGAGACTTGACGTAGGTGATGTCGTTACAATAGTTGATGCTAAAAATAATCTTATAGATGTTCCAGTGATGCAGCACACCATTACATTTGATGGTGGCTTACTGTCGGAAGTGGCATCCTATGGTTTTGAAGAAAAAGAGGTGAAAAGTCCATCTGAAATAGCGTTGCAACGAGTTAAAGATGATATTCTTAGCCTTCAAGAGATTACGGCAAAAAAAGCCACATTCAATCAATTAAATGCTGTAGATGCAAAGGTCACGAACTTGCAGGCAAGCACAATCACGGTAAATGATGCAAATATATTATTTGCCAGACTTGATAAAGCAAATATTAAGCAGGGTTGGATAACAAGTGTGATGATTGGTGATGCGCAAATTACCAATGCGAAAATTCAGGATATGTCTGCTGATAAAATAACAGCAGGCGTTATAGATGCCTCAGAGGTTTCTATCATCAATTTAAATGCTGCCAGTATCACCACAGGCACTATTACTGGACTAGATGCATTTTTTAATAAGACCTTTAAGGTAATTAGTCCAACGTCAGATACAGAGGAATTTATAATTAGCGCAACGCCAGAAAGTGTTATGATCGGTACAAGAATGAAATCTGGTGAACTATATCTACACAAAGCAATGATAAGCATTGGGGACGAAGATATGGCTATAACAACAAAAGGCTATTTACGTTTAACTGGTTCGCAACACCTAAGCCTTACATCAGCGAATGATATAGTGTTATTCCCTGGTGTGTCAAATGATGATAAAAATGTATACATTAACGATGGCTCGACCAATAATGCAATATTACATGTCGGAAACTTTGAAAATTTAATAACAACAGTTGAAAATTCCAGAAACTCAAAAAAATTGAGCGGAATGGAAATAGTTGATTCCTCAAAGAATATTTCGAACGCAATTCCGTGGATTGACCAGACTGGTGTGATGGAGATTGGAAAATATTTGGATTTCCATGAGTGGAACGCAGATACTACTGACTTCAGCGCCAGGTTGGAAGTTTTTGAAAAATCGTTACGAATAACCGCAGGAATAACTACTGCGCTAGACCTTAATGGAGTTGGGAATGCATCATATATAAAATTTAGTGGAAGTGGAACAACGCTAGGATGGATTGGCTTAAACAGGAAAGATGGATCACTGATGTTGTACGACAGCAACGAAAAAGAATATCGCATATTAGACGAGACATCTATATCGTTTGGAACAGCAGAGCCGACTGGTAATGGAAGAAAAGGCGATATCTATATTCAGACATCTGATAGTGCAAATGGATGGAAAAAAGCTGTTGCAATTTATTATTATTCCAACTGAAATGATAGGGAACACCCTATCATTTCAAATTATTAAGATAGGAATCTTTTCTCTCACAAACAGATTGCTTTGCTTGCTGTATTGATTCTTCTAAATGTTTCAAGTCAGGTTCTATAAAAGCGTCTTTAACCTCACCGCGTGCCTGCCGAATCAGAAAATTGTCGAGATATGCTTGAGCTGACGTTATACGGTCAGCAAGCGGCAACTTGTTCAATGCCGTAAGCATATCAAGCTGTGCGTGCCAATCAGAGCCGGTATCGCAAAAGACATTGTAATACAGACGTTTCAGATACGCAGCGTCTTCATGCTTTAAGTATTCCTGCAGAGCAGACAGTGTCTCACTATCTTTTTTAGGGTGATAAATACGTTCATACTTATTAGGGTCATAGATAGCCATAAGACATTTTTCTGCATCGACACCACATCTGTCAAACCACTCTAGCAGCGCTGGGAAATCTGGTGCACCAAGACCATTCTCCCAGTTTTTTATTGTTCCTACGCTCTTTCCAAGTGCTTTTGCCAAATCCATTTGTGACAATCCTGCATTTTTGCGCACATAAATTATAACTTTTATAAGTCGTTCAGTATCAGCTACTCGATTTCTCATGTCAAAAACCACCCTTCATATTCGTTCAAAATGTCATTTTTACAATAAATTGTACTTTAGCAAAAACAAAAAGTATAATTTATTGGCTACATCAAACAAAAGGTAAAGTCAAAGTTTTCTGGCACTTGAAAGTTTGGAAAATAGCCAAAAAACTTTGACTGAAAAAAATGTGAACAAAGTCAATACAATTGTAGTCACCAGTGCTATTATCTATACCATAGCAGAAAAGAGAAAGGAGGCTACTAATGATGACAGTTTACAACTGCAAAGTAACAGAGTCAATGGTTAATTTTGCCATTATTCATGGTAAATTACTAGACAATTTTACAACATTAGACTGCTTGGAGAGTGATTTTTGTTCAAACACCATCGAGACAAGCCGCCTAAGTGGAGTAAATGATGAAATACCAATAGCCGTTGCAAAGAATAAAATCGGAACTTTGAAGCGTCAGGATGAAGTGACAGTGATCGGAGAATGGCGAAGTAAGAATTATTACACCAGTGACGGCAAAAGGCATGTACAGCAGTACTTTCTGGTCCGTGAAATCAAAGTAGAAAGTGGGGAACATCGAAACCAAATTACATTGACTGGGTATTTATGCAGCAAGCCGATATATCGCACAACACCATTAAAAAAGGAGTTATGTGAGCTTATAGTTGCTGTAAATCGTTCATATGGCAAGAGTGATTATTTGCATTGTATTGCTTGGAATCAGCTTGCTCGAAAGGCATCAAATTTAAAGGTTGGAGACAAAATTAGACTGTCTGGAAGAATCCAGAGCAGAACTTATATCAAAAGAGAGCATGAAACAGAAATGGTTAAAGTTGCATACGAAATTTCTGTGGATACAATTGCAAAGGAAAGGTGATTATATGTGTGATGTGGTTAGACGTTTTTTAGATAGTATTGCAGAGCTAAAAGGCAACGAATATGTAAAAAGAGCGATTACATATATGTCCACGTTCATTCCAGAAGGAAAACGTAACGAAATGGAATTGCTTGATTTTTTGTATCAGTTAACAGATAGGGATGACGTAAAGGAATATCGCTGTGAGCTGATTGCACAGGCAATGACAAGAGAATAGAGGAAAGAGAGGGCAATGAATGGCAGAAAGCAGAACTGAAAAGGATATTGAAAAAGATGCTGAAGAAGCAACGATATGGTGTTATAAGAAAAAGATCAGAGAGCTCTTGAGGAATGAGGAAAGACTAAGCACACTCAGAGTCGTCTATTATATCTTGACAAAATAAAAAGAGGGCATCCAGTAATGGGTGTCCTCTTAATGTTTTACTGGGCTGAAACAATTTTATCATTCTGCTCTAAGATATCAGATGCATCTTTCCATGCATAGTTAATCTGGATTGTGCTTGGAGCGGCAGCATCCTTACCATAATCGCAAGAGTGGATTGATAAGATGCAGGTCTTTGTTTCCCAAATAGTAAAATGACCATCATAGAGATTAAATATAAATGAGCCGTCCTTAGTTGAGAAAGAATCTTCGTCATAATCCTGTGAAGGTTCGCCATAAGTAGCTGTTAATTGCTCTTTTAAATCATTTGCCATTGGGCTAACATCATTTGTATTAAATTCGTATGTAACACCGTACAGCATAGCATTTGCCACATTATAGTCAATTACACCGTCTGCTGAAGGGCAAACAAAATACGCATATACAGAAGATGTTGTATATCCAAAGGCTGGCTGCTGATAGTTTGAAGCGAAAGCACTTGCCATAAAACCAGTCGAATCATAGTCAACACCAGTAATTCCACCATAGATAATATCATCAACTGAATAGACAGGAAGTGCCTGATCTATAGATGCTTGGAGGTTAAGTTCTGGTGTTAAGCTCTGCACACTTGCAAAATTTGTTCCCCAAGGGATATCCTTGAACAGGATATCACCGTCTGGGAGTTCTGCCTCGGTTTCTGCCTCAGAACTCTCTTCCTCATCACCCTCAAGCAATTCATTATATAGTTTAAGAAGATCGTTGTAGTCTTTGAGCAATTCATTATACTTTGCTTCATAATCAATAGTTTCTGCTTCTGTCTCCACTTCGCTTTCTGCAAATACTGGCACTGCTTGCAATGCCATACAACTACACAGTACAGCTACAAATTTCTTTTTCATGTCCTTTTCTTCCTTTCCTTTTGTGCTTGTGTTGCACTATGTAAATAGTATAAACAGGTTTTCACAAAATAGCAACCAGAAATTCGCCTTGTATACAAAACAAATGGGTATCCGCATTACGGATACCCACTGTCTGGTTAATTAGTTTTGTTTGTCATTGGTGCCTGGCGAAAAGATGATATCTTTTCCTGCAAGAAGAGTATCAAGCACTTGTTCCAATTTCTCCCAGTCTGAATCCTTCATTTGCGCAAGATAAAGGATTAAACGCTTTTTGAAATTTTCATCGCCTGCTATTGCAAGCGTGCCAAGAAATGATGCAATCTCTTCTGATGGTGTAACGTTCTTAAGCATATCGCCTTCACCGGTACGGAGCCATTGTTCATTTACGCTAAATCTGTTGCAAATCATGAAAATCGTTCTGTCAGCTGGAGTATTGATACCACGCTCTAGTAGACTAACTGAACCTTTCTTTATTCCAATGGCTTCTCCAAATTTCTCTAAGGTGTAGCCTCGGTTTTTTCGCACCATTGCTATTCTCTCACCTATTGTAGTTTCCATCTTATCACCTCCTTCCATTATTATTATAGCAAGTATTGTTTACTAAGTCAACAAAAAAAGTTTACTAAACAATCAAAAAACTATTGACAAAGTATTCCTAATAAACTATACTGTAAGCGTAACAAACAAACGGACATTGAAAATTAAACAGAAAGGAGCCAAAACATGGAACTCTTGAGAATTAACTACGAGTCAGAGCAGCCTACTGTGTCGGCAAGAGAACTGCATGAGGGGCTTGAGATCAAGACAGCTTTTAAAGACTGGTTTCCACGGATGGCAGCATATGGATTTGAGGAAAATCAAGACTTTATATTGGTAGCTCAAAAAAGAGCAACCAATAATCCAAAGAATCCAACAACAACTTGCAACGATTATCAAATCTCCATCGACATGGCAAAGCAGATCTGCATGATTCAGCGTACTGACAAGGGTAAGCAGTACCGCCAGTACTTCATTGATCTAGAAAAGGCATGGAATACACCAGAACAGGTGATGGCACGAGCCTTAAAGATTGCCAACAACGAGATTGATAAGCTCAAGGCAGATAATAAGGTGCTGATTGCAGACACAGAACGCATGAAGCCTAAAGAAATCTTTGCGGATGCAGTGGAGTCTAGCAGGACCTCAATTCTAATTGGAGACATGGCTAAACTGATTTGCCAGAATGGTCATGAGATCGGGCAAAACAGACTCTTTGAGTGGATGCGCCAAAATGACTATCTTATTAAAAGTGGCGGCAGTAAAAATATGCCGACGCAGAAGGCAATGGAACAGAAACTCTTTGAAGTTAAGGAGCGTACCGTTGTGAATCCAGACGGAAGCGTCAGAATCACAAGAACAACGCTTGCAACTGGAAAAGGACAAATCCATTTTATCAACAAGTTCGCCAAGATGAAGGCAGAAATGATAGCAGAAGTTACATAAGAGAGGAACAAATAATGTTTGACATTAACAAGTTTGTAGTACTTAAAGATTGCATGTGCTACGAGGGAATGCATAAGTATTACATATTCCAGTTTGATAGTGCATACACACTACTTGCTGACACAAACAGAGCAATCTTGTACAGAGCAGAAAGCTTTGCAGACATGATTAGTTACATTGAAAGATTGGAAACATGCAGGAAGGAGGTGCAGGCGTGATGACAGATAAAAAGGTAAGAGAAAAGTCTAAGACGACGACGTATCGTTTTTTGACAGAGCAGAAAAAGCGCACTCTGCAGAAGTTGAGCGAAGTGACAAATAGCTGCTCCAGTATCCAGAATAACTATTTGCTTGGCTGGATCGAAAACATGGTCACAACATCGTAAGCAAAAAAGAAAAGCTGCAAATACAAATTAAGAGAGGTGATAAAAGATGTTCTGGATGACTAAAAAGATGCCAGATAAGACCGCAGGCTATCTGCTGTGTACAATTAGATGGGGCGAGACTAGACTTACCCATGAGTATTATTGGGGACCAGACCCAAAGAACAGATTTAGGTGGTGGGTTTCGAAAGAAGCTTGCCAAGCGAATTTGCCAGATGGCGGATTTGAAGATTCTGGCTATGAAATCGTGGCTTGGGCTAGAATGCCTGAGCCATATAGAAAGGAAATGTATAAATCTAAGAGAAATATTGCCGCATTTGAGCGGGGAAATGAGCAAAGACACGGAGCTGCTGAAAGAAACAGCAAAGCAGGGCGACATTGTTGTGCTGAATGTAAAAATGCCAGATGGAACACCAACAACAGTAAGCGCGGCGATTAAAGCGAAGTACCCACATGTGGTACATATGCAGTATCAAACCGCAAATGGATATACCGTAAACACATCATTTGCTTGGAAGAAGCTGTTAATGATAATGCTCAATCCAAACAACATTGAAGACAACGAAGAAGGAGAGTGATCAACAATTTTTATTTACCATGGGGAAAGCAAAGAGCAATTGCTTGAAACAGCAACACGGCTGCTTCCATGTTTAACAGAAGAACAGCTTGCCTACATTATTGGAATAGAGCAGGCAGAGGAATATAAAGAAAAGGAAGGAGCGAAGGAAGATGATAAATCTGTACTTTGATGCAGAGTTTACAGGGTTGCATAAAGACACAACCCTAATAAGTATTGGAATTGTATCTGCAAGCGGTGAATCCTTTTACGCAGAACTTAATGATTTTGCAGATTATCAGATTTCACCTTGGATTAAGGAAAATGTATTGTCAAATACAGTGGTAAAGGGCGAGAACAAGGAGCTTGCAGAGCTGCTAGACAAGGAAAACACCGTATTTGTGGTTGGCAGCAAATATGAGGTACGAGAATCACTTCTTGAATGGCTTAAGCATTTTGAGAGTGATATTCAATTTGTGTCAGATGTATCTCATTACGATTTTGTTTTACTGGTTGATCTTCTGGCAAGTTCCGCATTAGAGCTTCCTAATTACATATCAGCAAGTTGTCACGACATCAATCAGGATATTGCAAGAGTGCTAAGAATTTCTGAAAAGGAAGCGTTTGATTTATCACGCGAACAACTCTTAACAAAGCTGGGAAAGCCACTTCCCAAAGGGGTAAAACACAATGCGTTGTATGATGCCAAGATCATTCAGGCGATTTATCGCCAGTTACAATAAGCCTATGAAGTTAACAGAGGAGCAGCGGTTAGAACTGATTGGGCATGTCTACAGAAGAGTGGATGCAATAGTGCCAGGGACTGGAAGGACGGCAACAGAAATTAAAAGAGCTAGGCAGAAAGCCATGAAAGGGTTGATCCAGAGCTTTTCAGATGAATTTGGCGTAAGGGCAGAGCACTTATGGAAGCAAAATGAAACATTGAAATTTAGAGGATGCAGCTTATATGACTTGCACAAGTTCATAGACTGTTACAATCCACCAGAGAAGAAAAGAAAGGAGAAAGCAAATGGTTGTAGTGAACAGCGGAGAAAGTTACCTCGGCGCAGAAATCCGCGGATGGTGCAGCCACTCAAAAGAGCAGGATGCAGCAGTAGTAAATGCAAAGTACTATAACGGTTTCAGAGAGCCGAATGATGGAGCGTTCTACTTTGTTGAAAAAGACGGGGAAAACATTTCAAAATATAGAGTTGTGCGTGATTTGGTCAAGTCACCACGACTATAAGAAAGGAGACAAACATGAGTAAAGAACTTGAAGCTGCAAGGGCATTAGTAAAAATGCTTGAAGAAAGAGAGCAGAGTAACAAGGTTAAACTGGAAAGCTTAAAAGCCGGAGAAACATTTTGTATTGGAGAGAATGATTATATTGTCCTCGAACAACGCGAAGGAAAAACCAAGGTTATCTCGAAGGATTTTATAGCAGAAGACAGAAAATTTGCAGATGATACAGCGGATTACAAAACATCTGGACTTAGAAAATACATCGAAGCTGAAATCCAGCCAACTATTGAAAATGAAGTTGGAGCAGAGAATCTTGTGGAACACAGAGTTAGCCTTGAGACAGTAGATGGTCAGGATAATTACGGAGAGCTGACTTGTAAGGTTCGCCCGATCACTTTTGACGAGGCTCGACAGTATAACAACTTGATTGTTAATAAGGATTTGAATGATTGGTGGTGGACTTGTACAGCGTGGACTAGTCCAAACCGTGAATACAATCGTTCAATGACCGTTGTTCTTCCGTCCGGCCGCGTCTACAGCGACATTTGCCGCAACGGCCGCGGTGTTCGCCCAGTTTGTATCTTAAAATCTAACATCTTTGTATCGAAAGGAAAATAAATGGCTGAATTAACATTAGAAGCGTTGCAACAACAGTTCAATGATCTAAAGAAAAGAGTAAGCATCTTAGAAGGCAATTCAAAAAGAAAAATTGATGTTGAGCCTAAAGCAGGCAATCAGTTCAAACTTGCAGGGCTAAAATGGAAAATCCTTGATGTTCTTGATTCAGGCTGTATGTGCCTTGCAGAAAAATCAGAGTTGACGAGATTTGATCCAGACACAAATGACTGGAGAATCAGTGAACTGCGTCGGCATCTGAATAGTGATCTCCTTGAAAAAATAGAAAATGAAATTGGAGAGGAGAATGTTATTAAATTTGAGAGGGATTTACTGTCTGTTGATGGACAGAATCAATACAGAGCATGTAAAGACAAGGTTTCGCTGCTTACTCTTGACGAGTACAGAAAATACAGAAGTCTGATCCCAAACGAAGAGTATTACTGGTGGTTACTTACTCCATGGAGTACGCCGTGCAACGAATATTATAAATGGACTACCGTTGTTCTTCCGTCCGGCTACGTCAACGACGACGTTTGCTACGGCTGCGTCGGTGTTCGCCCATTTTGTATCTTTTCCCCTTTAATCTTTGAATCTAAGGAGAAGTAATTAAGTGGCAGAAGAACTCAGAGTTATTCTTAAAGCAAAAGAGCTAGCAAAGCATACTTTAATAATAACTTCTAATTGTAACCGTTATCCGAAAAAATATAGGTTCTCACTCGTAGATAAAATGCAAAATAAAGCACTTGAGATTTATGAGCATTTATATGAAGCAAACCGAACAGACTTGAGACTTTATCCTAAAGAGCGATCAGAACTCCAGACAAAAGCAATAACAAAATGTGATGAGTTATTGTTCTATATTGAATTGTCAATGGAATTGAACATCATCAACAATAAAAGTACAGAATATTGGTCAAAGATGGTTTCAGATATAAAGCATATGGCAATTGCCTGGAGGACTAAAGACAAAGAAAGATAATAATATTAGGTTATTTGCTGTTAAGACCGTTGTTCTTCCGTCCGGCAACGTCAACAACAACAATTGCAACAACAGCAACGGTGTTCGCCCATTCTGTGTCAAACAGGCCGTCAGAGTAGGCATTAAGCCGAAATCAGCAAAAGATACAAAAAAGCAAACGACCTTTCCGAAGAGGATAAATACAAAGGAATTTTTACTATGGATAAAGATCTTATATGCGATTTTCAAAATTTATACAAAGCATACCGAAAAACGAAATCTGGTAAGAAATTTAATGGAAGTTGTGCGAGATTTCAAACAATGAGTCTTGAAGGACTTCACATATTGAAAGAACAGCTTGAGAATCAGACGTACAGTATGAACCCGTATAACAAATTCAAAATATATGAGCCAAAGGAGCGAGAAATCAAGTCCTGTGCTTTTAAGGACAAAGTGGTTCAGAATTGTCTGTGTTATACCGTTCTTAGACCAAGGTTGCAGTCTCAATTTATTCGTACCAATTATGCAGGTCAAATAGATAAAGGTACTCATTTTGGAATGGATTGTCTGAAAGAGCAGATGTTAAGCTTTTACGAAGAACATGGAACAAATGGATGGATTTTAAAGTGCGATATACGAAAATTCTTTTACACCATAGAGCATAATCCAGTGAAGGATATAGTAGATTATTATTTCTACGATGAATATACAGTATGGTTAAATCATTTGTTCATTGATAGCGTTGAAAGCCCAGGTCTTCCACTCGGAAATCCTGTTGCACTAATGTATGCGCTTCTTATGCTTGATGGACTTGACCATTTTGTAACTGGTGAGCTTGGAATAGATAAATATGGGCGCTATTCAGATGACTTTTATTTGATATGTTCAAGCAGAAGTTACGCAAAGTGGTGCAAAGAAGCCATAGAAGTTTTTGTTAGCACCCTCGACCTATCGCTAAATGGGAAGACACAAATAGTTCCATTTCGTAAGGGAATTTCGTTTTTGGGATTCCATCATTATGTAACAGAAGACGGAAAGTACATCAGGAAAATAAAAGGCGAAAATAAGCGTAAAATCAAGAAGAAATTGAGTAATTGGGCAAAAGCTGTGAAGGCAGGGAAGATGACGTTAACAGAGTTTTGTACAAAATATAACGCATGGAAAAATCATGCACTTCACGGGAATTGCAAGAAATTATGCCATTCTATGGACCTTTATGTAGAAGAATTGTTGAAAGGAGTGAACCAATGAATTATGTAAAAGCCCGATACGAGGGCAGTAAAAGAAGCTATTGTTTTGCAGCAGAGGAAGATTTAAAGCCAGGAGACGAAGCAGTAACTCCAAACGGCACAAAAGTCACAGTAGTAGATGAACCAATAGACCTTTCGTGGATAGAAGCTTACGGAAGAAGCAATATTAAGGTGATCAAAAGAGCACCAGAAAACAATAAAACTGAATAAGGAGAATAATTATGAGTGAGAGATTTGAGATGTGTGCTGGAGAACGTATAGGAATGATTGTTATTAAAGACAATCAAACTAAAGAAACAGGATTGGGATTTTTCAAAAGTAGAGATGATCTTAGTTTTTTGGAAGCGCTCAGAGACGCTGCGCAGGAATTACTAGATGTATTAAAAGCTGACAAGAATAATGACGCAGACAGTGCAGAGGACACAGAGCCGGAGCAGGAAGAGAAAAAACAGCCAGTTCCTTACAATGGCACAGTCGAAGTTGTAAAAGGTGATGACAAGCTTTTCCCGACAGGGTTGAAGTTTAAAGTGGTACAAGGCAAAATATCATATTTTTCAGGTGATTTAGCAAAAGACACTATCGCACTCGTGATGTTTAGCAGTTTTACACTTAAATCATTTAAGGAATTGAGTGAGTTATTAAACAAGATAGATATCAAGGTTAAGGAAGTCAAGGAGGGCAAGGAATAATGGCGGATACAGCAATTGTAGAGAGCGGAAAGCAGGCTGTGCAGCAGCCAACAAAGAGAGTAACCGATTATAGTCTTGGAATTTTCGGAACAAGCGATAACTTCATTATGGCTATGCAGATGGCAAAGGCACTGGCAAGCTCAACCATTGTCCCACAGACATTTCAAAAGAATGAAGCAAATTGTCTAATCGCCATTGAGCAGGCTCAGCGATTACGAGTAAGTCCAATGATGGTTATGCAGAATTTACACGTAATTCAGGGTAGACCGTCTTGGAGTTCAAAGTTCTTAATTGCTGCGATTAACAATTCTGGAAAATTCGATATGGAATTGCAATTTGAAGAGACACAGGATAAGGATGGAAAACCGTTTTCTTGTACGGCATGGACAACAAAAAACGGAAGAAAAGTCAATGGAATGACCGTTGACATGGATATGGCAAAAGAAGAAGGCTGGTTGAGCAAAAATGGCAGCAAGTGGAAAACAATGCCACAGCTAATGCTGAGATACAGAGCAGCTTCGTTCTTCTCTAGCCTTAACTGTCCAGAATTGACCATGGGTCTGTACACAAGAGAAGAAATGCAGGACGACGATTTTAAGGAATATCCAATAGAGAACATGAAGGAGCAGGTGCAGCAGGAAATTGCAGAAAACGCAAATTCACAGGTATTTGAAGAACCAAACGAGCAGAATAAGGAAGCAAACAAAGATGCTTTGCCACCTTTTATGTCTGCCTGATCAGGAGATAGCCTATGGACGAAGAAATTAAATGGAGAATAGAAGGGATTTTCAAAGCCAACGCTGCAAAGTGTCTGGATGAAATCGGAAGAGATACAGAGATAACACCAGAACAAGTACTAGAGAAAGCAAGAGACGAACAGTCAGAACTTCATAAGTGTTTTGAATGGAACGATAGCATAGCGGCAGAGAAATATCGCTTGCAGCAGGCAAGACAGCTTATTCAGTTCTTTGTAGTTATCCCAAAGCAGGACAATAAACCACCTATTAGACACTTCCAGATCACAAGTCAGAGAAATGTGTATATGCCAACAACGCATTTTGCAACACAACCTGACGAGTATCAGAAGTTGCTGCAGAGGGCTTACGCAGAGCTGAGAAGTTTTCAAAATCGGTATAAGTCGCTTTCTGAGTTAGAGAGCGTATTTGAAGAAATCGACAAGATAGCCGTCTAAACAGTTTTAATGCTTAATTCGAGTGTTCTGTGGATGGTGTAACGGTATGCACCATCTGAGAAAAGAAATGGCTCATATGTCAAAAACATAACAGCGCAGGACAGAACATAACACGACACAACAGCACAAAACATTGCGCCACTCACAGAGCATTCGAGTTAAACAAATTTTATGGGCTAACACGAGGTAGTAAGTAAATTGGTGTCCTATCGCCACAACGGGGGAGAAAGAGGTTTAATATGAGAATTTTATGGGTAAGCAGACACACAATGACACAGGCACAGGAGGCAGACCTTCGCCGCATTTATGGTGAGGTTGAGGTAAAGCAGTTTGCGGACAGCGTTACATCTGCAAAACAGGTAGTAGAATTAGGCAGTGATTGTGACGTTCTCGCCGTAGTCCTTCCACCAGCATTTCTTGCGGATCTGACCAATCCGAGAGTAAATCAGAAGCCAGTAATTCGTGCCATTGCCAACAGAGTAGCAACTGGACGCACAGTAACTAATCCGGCAACTGGTACCGAGGAACCAGAAATGAAATTTGAGCACGCTGGCTGGGAGCGTGTAATGAAGGTTGAGATCGTAACTGAAAAATTATGATTTTCAGCCAGCAAGGCAAAACAAATTTTACGTTGACTCAACGGCTATACGGGCTGATTGGGAAGATATAGAAAAAGGCAGAACATAACACAAAAACAAAAGGTATCCATTCTGTATGTGGCATAAGTCACAAAGCATAGAATAGCACATAATAGCAGATCACAGCACCTAACATAACAGTACAGCGTATAACACAACACAACAAAGCACCGCAAATTTCTTATGTCGCGTACCGAGTGGATACCAACAAAACAAACTGGTAGCATTTGCAGGCAGCATGAGTTGCCTATCGCAGGATAGAACAGTACAGCATAGAACAATACAATACAACACACAACATCACATTTCATGTTGTCTGCAAGTGTTACCAGAACACTTAAAGTTTTCACTTGAGATGCGGCATAAGCCGCACAACATCACACAACAACACAGAACAACACAGAACAACACATTACAAGACAGTACACTACACAACATAACATAACATCATAACGCTTGTACCGCATCTCAAGCGGAAGCTTAGACCAAAACAAAAAAGGAGAACATAAATTATGGCGAAGAAGGAAGAAACACAGGTTATCGAATTGAAGCCGTTAAGCATCAAACAGGCAAGAATTACTATTGCAGGCGATGGAGATTTGGTGCTCAACAAGATGAATGATTGCAGCGCCAGAAAGCTGACCGATGAGAGAAAGAATAAGGCTAAGGACACAGCAGCTACAAATGTATGGGAAGAAGTGATCACTGCCATGCACTGGTATGGTGGAAAGCCTACAGACTTCACAGAGGAAGGCTTGAGAGAAGCACTGACCAACAATGCACCGTGCATTACGGCATTTGGCTTGAAAAAGTCATTTGGACAGGCTGTTGTACAAAACAAGATTGACACTTACGCAACAAAATTCAATGCTGCTGTAAATGTCATTGCAAAGGGCAATCTGGTTCCGATCAAGTTTGCAGAGCATTTCATTGATGAAAAGCTTATGTCACCAAAGAAAGGCGCTCCAGTGCTTGTACGACTGAATAGATTCAGCGGATGGAGTGCAACATTCACCATTCAGTATACAGAGAATGCGTATTCTCTGGAACAGATCTTAAACATCATTCGTCTTGCAGGTTTTGGAAACGGAATCGGAAGCGGAAGAACTAGCGGTTACGGTCGTTACCACATTGAGAGTGTGGAAGGATGAACGTAAGAGAGGAGTTTTTCAGATGGTTCTAACATGTTTAGCCAGCGGCAGTTCTGGTAATTGCTATGTTTTAAAGGATAACAAAGGCAAGATGCTTCTTCTTGATGCAGGAATCCAAATCATGAAGATCAAAAAGGGCTGCAACTGGAAAGTATCTGATATTGTTGGATGCGTTGTCACACATAAACACAGAGATCACTCGGAAGCAGTCAGTGATCTGGAAGAAATGGGAATCCCAGTCTACAAACCTTATGAAGGCAACTCTTATATCGGTGGATATGGTGAATTTAGAATTGTATCAGTTCCGATGAATGATGTGCATGGACACTTCAAGCATACCGATGCAGACGGTACAGAGTGTCCGTGCTATGGATTCATCATCGAGCATCCAGAGATGGGACGAATGCTCTACATTACTGACACAGAGTTTGTAAGGTGGCGATTTAGGGATATTAGCCATATCCTGGTGTCTTGCAATTACCAAAAGAAGTACATTTCAGAGGATGTCACTGGTAAACGATTGCATGTCATTAAGGGGCATATGGAGTTAGAAACGTGTGCAGGCTTCATAGAAGCTAACACAACAGACGCACTCCAGAACGTCATTATTTGCCATTTAAGCGCAAATAATGCAGCGCCGGAAGAAATGGTCACAAGAATAAAAAAAGTCGCAGGAATGGCAAATGTGGACGTTGCAGAAGCAGGTAAGGCCTGGCAATTGTTTAATTACGAAACATGTCCGTTCCTGTAAGAAAGGAAAGCAAATGAGCAATAAAGAAGTCTTGAAGATATTAAAGAAGAAACTTGATACTTGCACCAGAGCAACTGAGCAAGCCTTGAAGAAAAAGGACTGCAAGGCAGCTGAAAAATCAATGAGAACCGCGTTTGTATTCATGAAGGCACATAGCGCTCTTAAAAAGCAGATTCCGCAAAAAACGGTTATTCTAGCAGATAAGAACGCATGTAGCTGCTCTGTATGTGGAAACATCATAAATGATTGCCTTGCTTCCTATTGTTCAAAATGTGGACAGAAGATTGACTGGGAGGATTGTTAAATGTCTATTGCAAAAAGTGATGAAATCAAAAACCTTTTGGTTAGCAATAGTGAATTGATGGTTACGACAGCATATCCACATACCTATTGTCGTGTAGTACCCCTACAAACGGCATGTGAAATAGTCAACAACATTCTCGAAAACAGAGACATGCATAAAACAATTGCAGAAGAACCAGTCATCTGTGCATCAAACGAAAATGTATACGAATGGTATTGCCCGACATGTGGCACACGGTATGAATCAGAAGCAGGAGTTTGCGTACACTGTCCATACTGCGGACAGAAGATAGATTGGAGCAATTATGATTTTGAATGAAATTTTAAAGCTTATGAAATGCTTTCCTGGTAGCAGTATCAACAGCGATGGATACTTGCTCTTAAACAAGCAGCGTTCTGGTTTTTCCGTAGCTGACATTGAGAGCGAAGAAGATCTTAAATGTAAATTGCTTGAATATGTGTCAAGGGACGCTTGCAAAACAATGGTTTATCAGCAGCACGTAAGGAATGTAAGATTTTGGAATAGAACCCGAAAGAGTATAAACCATTATCTGCAGACAAATTTTTCTGACGATGACATGCTTGATATATACCAGTACTTAGGCAACGGTATCAGGCACAAGCTCACCAAAGAATTTGTGCAGGGTGGATATGATCTAAAACTGATAAAGGAGGTACAAGATGGGTGAGATTAAGATCGGAACTCCCGTCTATCACGTAGAGGAATACCGATTAACCAACTATGAGTTAAAACAAAAGGGATTCGAAGGGTTCGACAATTACGGACTTGAAGTTGTTGAATCAATCGTTATAGCCGTGACAGACACACATTTTGATACGATAACTGAAAAACGTGACATCGGAAGCAATACGAATAATATACATCATTGGGAGAGAGTAGCGCTTGGAAGGGCAGTATTTCTGAGCAAAGAAGAAGCTGCAGAAGAAGCCGATAACCGTGCACACGATATCCAGTTAGGATATCACTGCTCAAAATTTAGCCAGCGTCCAATGTATAAAAATTGGCTACACTGGCAAGATGCAGCTAAGGCAAAGACACCCAAAAAGCAAACAGGTTATAGATCAAACTTTGTTGCAAAAAAAAACTACACTTCCAGAGGAACTTTACATTGCCTGGAGGGACGGAAAACTAACTGGACCAGAAGGTGCAAAGAAGATAGGTGTTTGCGTTACAACTTTTGAAAGGTACGCAAGAGAAGAACTTGCGAAGAGAGGTGATAGGCATACCGTCAAGACTGGTAATAAAGTACCACCAAAGCCTTTGCCACCAATGTTTGATGATTGCTTTGAACAGTGGAAGCTCGGATTACTCTCAGACGAAAAGGCAGCTAGACAATGTGGGATATCGCATACAACGTTTCGCAAGTATGCAAATATCCGTTTAAAAGAGATTGGAGAGCAGAGGAAGGGAATACAGAGAGGAGTGATTCTTCCGCCAAACTTTACAGACGTATATCTGGAATGGGAACAAGGAGACATTGGATGCAGCGAAGCCGCAAAGAAATGTGGTCTTGAATATTACACATTCAGATACTATGCAGAGAAAAGATACAATGAAAGGATGGACGCAGGAGTGTTCCAGTATTAAAAGAAAGAAGGGCTTCAAAGTGAAGAAAAATCGGCAAATTTTACTGGCCGAAAAGTCAATTGCACCTACGCTTGCTTTTCAACTTGACATGACAGAAAAAGAGAAAAAAGATTTTCTCAAAGCTATGCGAACAATGTTTAAATTGAAGATTAAGCAGGAAATAAGACCAGAGGAAGAGCTTATGTATACTCTTACAAGGCAGAGGGAACTAGGAATGAGAAAGAAAAGAATAAAACTTTAAAGAAAGAGGTGTTCCATATGGGAAAAGAAGAAGATAAAGAGCCGCGCTGCGTATTGACTTTGCCGTTATATCCAGAGCCTTGGCAGGTGGATATCATCGAGAAAAGGTTTCGCATTATGGAACACATCGAAAATTCTTTAACAGCTATTGAACTTAGAAAATTGAAGAATGTTGAAAGAACCAAGAAGTATAAAGATGTGATGGCTGCCATAAAAGAGGAAAAAGATGATAAAAAACGTAACAAACTATGGAAAGAAAGAAATAAGCTACTGAAAGATGCTGGAATCAGCCAGTTTGATTTTATCAAGGATATATCATCGTTGCAGAAACATTTCGCCCCACATATAGCTCAGAAAGTAGGAGCAGCCGCAGCTCGATCTCATGTCTGGAGTGCTTTTGATAAAGTCGTTTTTGGGAAAGGGCAAAGGATTCATTTTCATAAAAAAGGAGATTTGAAAAGCATTACATCTGGATACTTTGGCGTATCTATGGCTGTTAAAAATGGATACTTTATTTGGAGTGGAGGAACTAAGGATGAAAAAGATAAAAAAGTTAACCCAATAACAATAAGCATAAAGATAAAGCAACCTGAAACTTATTATGAAAAGGAAATGTTACAGAAACAAATTAAGTATGTAACTATAGTTCGCAAGTGGATTAAAAACAGATATAAATATTACCTACAATTTATGCTTGTCGGAAATCCGGTAGCAAAGCCAAGAGTAATTGCAAATGGCAAAAGAGTTGGGATTGATATTGGAACCAGTTCTGCTGCAATAGTTTCTGGCAAAGAAATAAAATTGGTTGAACTTGCGGATCACATTCAAAATAACTACGATAAAGAAATTCAGCTACAAAGGAGCATGGATCGTAGCCGCAGAGCGATGAATCCTCAGAATTTCAATAAAGATGGAACAATTAAACGAGGAATCAGGCTTATATGGATAGAATCCAAGCACTATAAAGAAATGAAAGGACAGGTTAGAGAGCTTGAGCGCAAGAATGCAGATATTAGAAAATATCAGCATACATGCCTTGCAAACTATGTACTGTCACTTGGAACAGAGGTTTACATAGAGCAAATGAGCTTTAAGGGGCTTCAAAGAAAGGTAAAGGAAACTAAGTATGACAAAAGCGGCAAACCAAAGCGTAAAAAGCGTTTTGGAAAGTCGATAGCAAATAGAGCACCAGCAATGTTTGTGATGATTTTAGAAAAGAAACTTTCTGGAATTGCAGGTGAAGAATTGCACAAGGTAAATACATTTACTTTCAAAGCAAGTCAGTATGACCACACAAACAACACTTACCAGAAGAAATTGCTGAGACATAGGTGGGCTAAGCTGTCTAACGGTGACAAAATTCAGCGAGATTTGTATTCAGCATTTCTTTTAATGAATAGTGATACCGATGTGCAGCATACAGACCAGAATAAATGCAAACGTAGCTACAAGAAATTCAAGATACAACATGATGAGTTAATAAAAGCTATGCAGGAATCCAGTAAACGCTACCCTAAGAGCTTTGGAATTAACTAGCGCCGATATCGCCCATACATAAAACAGCGGCACATCGGTGCAATATTCAGAGGGGTCAGGCATACCCCAACTTGTCAATAACCAGTCTTATTCAATAAGATAGGCAACAAGAAATCCTATTTGGAACTAAATTCAGTGCTATTACGCTGTTAAAACCGTAATAGAGAAGATTTATAAGTACAAATAGGCTTACCACATTAAATATAGGCAACAAAATTGACAAAATCGCTGGTTGTGGTTTACATATGTGCGTAAGTTGCTAGAGTAGCTTAACGTTAAGAACCGGCGCGGATCCAGGGTTGTGGTTTACATATGTGCGTAAGTTGCTAGGGCAGATTCATGCGTGGTACAGTTTCACAATAGTGTTGTGGTTTACATGTGTGTGTAAGTTGCCAGACTACTAGTAAGGTCATTTCAAATTACCTCATCTGTTGCAGTTTATATGCGTGCGTAAGTTGCCAGCCGAATAGTGTATAGGCTTAATCGGCTCATTATGTTGCAGTCTATATGCGTGCGTAAGTTGCCAGGCCAGGTAGCTTATATATGCGCATAGAGTGGATATTTTCATTTTGAAAACCACCTTAAAAAGATAAAGCCAGAGATCATGCTAAAAAGCATATCAAATAAATTTAGGAGGTTCAATATGAACAAAGTAATTCTAATTGGAAGATTAACCAAAGACCCAGAAGTACGCTATACACAGGGTCAGGAGACAATGGCGGTAGCCAGATATACACTGGCTGTAGACAGAAACCGTAAGCAGGATAACGGCCAGAATGCAGACTTCGTCAACTGCATTAGCTTTAAAAAAAATGCAGAGTTTGCTGAGAAATTTCTGCACAAAGGAACAAAGATTGCTGTTACTGGACGTATCCAGACAGGCAGCTACACAAATAAGGATGGGCAGAAGGTGTACACAACAGATGTAGTTGTGGACGAGCAGGAGTTTGTGGAAAGCAAGAAGAATACGCAGCCAGCTCCAGAACCAGCACCTGCAGGTGGATATGAAGGTTTTATGAATATTCCGGATAATGTGGAAGATGAAGGACTGCCGTTTAACTAAAAAAGAAGGGAGAGGTTTGAGATGATCATTGTAAGACAAGATAGAAATGCTTTTTACAACTGGGACAATGTAGTTGACATTTACATTAACGGACTTTCAAAAACAGAAATATTATTAAAACACGTTAAAGGCTCAAACGAGTCGACTGATTACCCAATTGGCAAATATAAGAACGCAGAAAATGCCAAGGCAGCATTCGAGAAACTTATAGAGAACATTTTAAAAGAGGTTCCACTTGTTGTTGTGCGAACCGATGAAGAAATTGAGAAAAGCATTCACCAGGAGGACAGAAATAGCAATTGAAAAAATATTTAAAAGAAATAAAAGAAGAAGCTACACTTTGCCAAAAGTACATAGATGAGTGCAATATATTCGCGCCTAAAAGTGAGTATGAAAAGCTTGCCTTGAAGATTGCTTCTAGCTGCGAACAGACTTTATCGGCACTTGCGGATGAAATCAAGAAAGGCGGATGGATTTCCGTTGAGGAAGCAATGCCAGAGGAACACGACAGTATATTTGCAAAGTTCAAAGGGACTGACAAGTGGTGCAATTCGTTTTGGGAAAAAAATTCAAATACCGTTTTAGTAGTACTAGTTAATGATGAAGATAATCTTGTAGTTGGAACAGGTAAAACAATTAACGGCAAGTGGACGACAGTACCAATGACACTTAAAGACAGAGCACATGTTGTTTACTGGATGCCGTTTCCAAAATTTGAACCGAAGGAGGTTAAGGATGAATAAGAATGATTTATTAAAAAATTTTGGTGGATTAACGGAGGTATAAAAATGTCAATGGTATCAAGTTTTAGTTCAAAAGATGATAAAGCAGTTGTAGCACGCATCCATAGTGCCCTTGCAGCTACAATTCTTCACGATTTTCTTGTTAGAACAGCTAGTAAAAAAATGGAAGAAGAGAAGTTTGGCGAAGCAGAAGTAGCACTTCACGACGCGAATGAGCTTGCAGCAGCCATGGAAGAAGCCTTTAAGGAAGAATCCAATGGATAAAGAAGGATGGTGCAGACCTAAAGTATGGCGCCAGTATATATTTGGCGATCAATGTTGGATAAGTTGCTTGCCACAGCAAAAGTGGCAGTTTAAGCGCGAGGAAGGAGGGGGAGTTACCATTTTTAGTGAAAAACGGCACATTTTGTTCCGGGCCACAGTAGAAGATTTTGAGCAGCACTGGAAGGAGGCGTAAACGATGAATAAACGGCAGAGAAAGAAACAGTTCAAGAAGATTCACGGCATGAACCCAAAGCAGTATCAACAGGCTATGCAATTGGTATCACTTGAAGAACCATTGGAAAAATTTATGGATTCAGAAACAACTACATTTACAGATTTGGGGAGCTGCCTTGAAAGAATTAAAGATGGACTGCAAAAATCAGTTTCTGCTTTAGGAAAGTTGAGTTGTGAAGCATTCTGCTTTTGCTTAGAAGAACTTGGAAGGGAGTTGAAAAAACGAAGGCAAAAATGAAGTTTGAACGAACTAAAAGCATGACCTACTATTATTGCCCGATTTGTATGCTGAACTCCACAAATAAAGCAGAAATAGAAAAACATTTTCGTGAAGGACATCAAGTAAAAGTAAAAAAATACATACATTGCAATATTTGCGGAGAAGGTTGGGATGTACAGGCATTTGGAGAAGAGGGCGCCAGAAAGCGAGCAGAGCAATGCTGCCAAAGCCATATTGATAATGGGAAAGCAGATCAGGAAGCTAGCATAAGCTATTTTTATTCACATGGTCGGTTTGGCTATGTAAAAAGTGTGAAAGGAGGAGAGAGGAAAAATGATTTTTGTATTTGAAAAAGATAAAAGAGAAATTCATTGCTATAGTGAAGTTGATTGTCTATATCTAATTGGAAATAAAGTGCACATTTGCAATGTGGTTGAAGAATACAGTTCGGAAGAAATGGCAAACAAAGCATTTCGCACCATTCGTTTTCGAATTGGTTGGGGATATGAAATTGCCCGTAGTGAAGGATCAGTTGCAGTTCACATGCCTACAGAATATGAGTTGAATAACGAGAAAAAACAGTTTGAAAATCCGCTGTATACAATTGCAGTATACCGCATTCCACGTGATGAGGAATCTTTTCGAAAATATCTAAAAAACCTCTTTGATGATATCCTAACAGAAGTAGATTACATTATACAGGGTGATACCGTAGAGGATTTAGAAAAAGAATTGAAAGATAAGCCTATATGGGATGGGAGTTTTTACACTCTTTTCGAAAATTTACGCTATGAAGACATTGCGAGTGGGGAATTTCACTTTGGAGAAATTAAGAAAGAAATTGAAAGATTTGAAAGGAAAAAGAAAAGAACATATTGCAAGTGGGAACAAGAGAAAGATGTATTTCATATCAAAACCAATTGCAGTAGCGATGCTATATCTATCGGGACTGATTTGTTGAGCAAAATCAAGTACTGTCCATGCTGTGGCAGAAAGATTAAGTTTATAGGAGAAGATCAATGAAAAATAGTCATGACGACGCAAAACTAAATAGCTTAATGGGAAAAAATGTAAGGGTGACATTTTTTGAAGGTACACAGTCAGTTGGAAAGCTTGAACGCGATTTTGATGGGAAATACAGAGTCGATAACTGGAGGTTTCGTAAGAGCCATATCAAGAAAATAGAGGTTATTGATGAATAAATACAGCAACATTGCAAAGGCAAAAGCCATAGAGCAGGAGAACAAGAAGCGGCTGCTGAAAATCAATCCCCAGCTGAACGATGAAAGTGGAATCTACATTTTGACCAGAAAGGATGAGAACGGTTTCCGGTTTGCGTATATTGGGCAAGCCGTGCACATACTTAGCAGGCTGGCAAGTCATATGGTTGGCTACAAACAGCACATAGACCTGAGCCTAAAAAAGCACAAACTGTATTCAGAGGGCAATCCTTATGGATGGAAGGTTGAACACATGAACGTTCCTCTTGATCAGCTTGACGAACAGGAAAAGTATTACATCAGATTTTATGCAGAAAACGGCTATCAGCTTCGGAATGTTAGCCTGGGTGGACAGGGTGAAAACCGTTCAAGCGGAACTATAGGAGACAGAAAGCAGCCTAGAACCTATTCAGAGGGCATACAGCAAGGCAAGAAGTCGCTAGCTAAGGAATTATCATCTATCGCAGAGAAACACCTTACAATCGCTGTCAAGCCCGAAAAGCAGGGTAACAAGGTTTCAGAGCGCCAGAGAGATAAGTTTATGGAGCTTATCAGTGTTGAGAACTATGAGGAAGGAGATAATTTTGCAGGATAAATATTTAAGCGTAATAACAAACTTTGGCTGTCATTATAGCTGCCCGTATTGCATTGTTAAGAACAACAATCTTAATATTCCAAAGACAACAGTTAAAGGACTTGGTAGATTGCACAATGAAATATTAAACAATCATGTCAATTGGGTTTCTATTTCTGGTGGCGGTGATCCACTGTGGGAATATGAGAATCATGAGCGTTGGTGGAAACATTTCTTTCAACAAGCTCCATTAGCAGTCCATTTAGAATTGCACACATCCATTCTGAATATTGAACAGGATCTAAAAGAGCAGTTTGACCGCATTGTATACCATCTCCATACATTTGAACAGTTGAAACACGTAAAAAGGTCTGATGGCGGAGTTTTTAAAGAAATTGTTAGAGTAGTATTCGTGGTGACAGAGAATTTTACTGAGGACTTGATTGATAAGATCGCGAAATACTGCAATGAATCACCAGAAATTGACGAGTTGAGTTTTCGCCAGATGGTGGATGACCATTACAAATCAACTAATTACTGCGCAGAGTATTTAAGAGCAGGGCATAAGGACAAATGGTGGTATATCGAGCAGTGTGATTATAACCTGTATTATTGTGAAAACAAAATATACACGGAATATCACAAGATTGGAGAAGAATTATAAAAAGCGCTGTGGGGGTTAGTTGCTGCGGCAGCTAACTTCCTTAAAAATTTGTATTTCTTGCAGTTTAAATCATAATGGCTAGAGCTGCATACAAATCTCCGTTAAAGTACGGAAAAACTGCTGAAATCGTGAATATTTTAGCACTTATCGTTATACTGCTGTGTAACATAGCAATCATAGTTTTAAATATTATGGGGTGAGGTGGCACGAATGTTCAAAATAATGAGCCAAAATAAATACGATAGCCTAATCAAGGAGAACGCAGAACTTAAAAATGCAAAGGTAAATCTTGAAGATAAGCTGGATCAGCTTAAAGCAGAAAAAGCTGTAAATAGCAAGTATAAATGTGGCGAATATTGTCGCGTTTGTGAGAATGGATACGAGATACCGAGCTATACCATAGGTCGTGATTATGGATGCTTACTGAAGGCAGAATGCGAATCCTTTGTAAAACGTAAAGAATGAGAGGAGTTGAATATTATGCAGATAATTAAGATTGTTTTATGCGTGGTTATGCTTTTAGCCCAGCTTCTGTGCTACATAGGCCCAAAAAGGACTAGAACATTATTTGGAGCATTGTGGATTATCTCACTGATACTTTTGTGGGTTTTGATTCTTTTATAACGTTATTGATTTTTATAGGAACGAGTTGTAAAAAAAAACAAAAGAAAAATACAGATACTCACATGTTAGCAGGAGAGACTATGATAAACGGTGAATTAGTGGTAGACAACTTTGCAGGTGGTGGCGGAGCTTCAACAGGAATAGAGATGGCAACAGGGGTAAGTGTTGATATTGCAATCAACCATGATCCAGAAGCTATCAGAATGCATCGAACTAACCATCCAACTACAAAACATTATTGCGAGGACGTTTGGCAGGTAGATCCAGTAAAGGCTTGTGGCGGACACCCAGTTGGGCTTGCATGGTTTTCACCAGATTGCAAGCATTTTAGCAAGGCTAAAGGCGGAAAGCCGAAGGATAAATTCATCCGCGGCCTTGCTTGGGTGGCTTGCAGGTGGGCTGGACTAGTTAGACCTAGAGTGATAATGCTTGAGAATGTCGAGGAATTTAAAACGTGGGGACCACTTAATAGACGGCATCACCCTATAAAATCAAGATCAGGAGAAACGTTCAAACGTTTTATCAAGCAACTTACAGATTTAGGATATACTGTAGAGTTTCGCGAACTAGTCGCAGCTGATTACGGTGCGCCTACAATGCGTAAAAGATTCTTCTTAATTGCCAGATGCGATAATAAGCCAATATTATGGCCTGAGCCTACACATGCTCCATTAGATAGTGAAGCGGTTAAAAAGGGTATTTTAAAGCCATATGTAGGGGCATACACACAATTAGACTTTTCAATTCCATGTCCAAGCATTTTTGACACATCGGAAGAGATTAAAAAGAAGTATGGTGTTCGTGCGGTCAGACCATTAGCTCCAAAAACAATGCAGCGGATTGCGCGAGGCATTCAGAAATTTGTTGTTGATAATGCCGATCCATTCATTGTTGAAATCGGATATGGCGAATCTAAAAATCAAAAAAGCCCAAGAGCATACAGTGTAGAAAAGCCTTTGCATACTATCGTTGCAAAAGACAAGAATTTCCTAGTAGCTCCGATCCTAACCCAATATCATTCATATGAAAATGACAGCATTCGTGGTCAGGGCATCAGCGAACCAATAATGACTGTAGATAGCTCAAACAGATACGGACTTGTAACATCTTTCTTGAGCAAATTCTATAAGATCGGTATCGGGCAGGATGAGCGAGAGCCATTACATACTGTAACAACGTCAGCTGGCCATTTTGGGGAAGTCAGAGCTTTCCTGATTAAATATTATGGCAGTAATGATGGTCAGAATATTAAGCAGCCCCTAGACACTATAACAACACATGATAGATTTGGACTTGTTACAATAAAAGGTGTAGATTACCAAATCGTAGACATAGGACTTCGCATGTTGGAACCGCGCGAGTTATATGGATGTCAGGGATTTCCCGATGATTATATCATCGATCAGGATTACTCTGGCAAATCATATCCTCGGTCAGAGCAAGTTAAGAGGTGTGGAAATGCGGTGTGTCCTCCAATTCCTGCAGCACTGGTAAGAGCAAATCTCCCGGAGATGTGTTTGCGACAGAGAATGCCAAACATGAAGGTTAGAGAAGAAGAAACTGGACAGCTCAAATTCGCATAAGGAGGAAATATTTAAAAGATGAATAAGTACAACGAACACGTCAAGGAGTCTATTGATTATTTTAACCATGAATTGGAATACATGAAGCATCGAGTTTGTAACTCCGATATGCAGACAAGTTTGAGGATTGGAAGAGAAAAAACCGCTTACGAAACAGCAGTAGAATGCTTAAAGAAGCAGCTTCCGCAGCCACCAGTTAAAGCAACTCACAAGTCTATCATCCATGAAAACAGAGGCGATAAACCACATACGTGGAGAGAAATTGAGCTTGAGGTGTGGGAATGCCCGTGCTGTGGAAACACAGTATGGAGCGGCATAAATTGCTCAGATTGTGGGCAGAAGATTGACTGGGAGGAGGCCAAATAATATGTATTACATGAATGACGAAGAATATTTCGAACCAAGTGAGTTTGACGAGAAAATTGAAGAATTTAAAGATGAGCTTAGGCAATCTGTAAAAAAGGAAATCAAGGACGAACTTGAGAAGCTGCGCGAGGAAAACAAAAAATTGCAGGGTATCAAGGAAAATTTTAAATCAGTAAAGAAAGACTATGAAAGAAAGAAAGCAGAATGTGAAAGTGTAATGCGAAATGCCGAAGTCAAAGCAAAACAAGCTAGGTTAAAAGAGTTAATGGAGTGCGTTAAGGTTACTCTATGGTCAGCAGATTGAAAATACCAGTTCAAAAAGAAATGCGACATGTGCAATGAGTATAGAAAAATCAAGGTGACATTACCATCTGGAAACGTGGTAGACGATGTTTGCAAATGCGGAAGATTCAAGAAAGTATATCATACGAGTGAAAGGCTGCTATATGCACTTGAAGATGATTGTAGAAAGCTTACAGCATGGTACACAAGTGCCAGAGACGGTGAGTGTTTTGAAGCAGAAACTTATAGTGCAGATACAATAGTAAATCACAACAAAGATTTCAAAGAATTAGAAGAAAAAAACTTGATTCATATATTTTTCACAACTAAAGAAGAATGTCAGGAGTTCTGCGACTACATGAACAGAAAAGAAGAAAATTCCGGATACGATTACGACAAGGCAGGACATTTAATTAAGACTAGAGAGGTATAAAAATATGATTAAAACAATTGTTGATAATCCGTCAGGCATCATAGAACTGATGCACAATTGCGTATTTGTAAAAGATGGCGATGTATGGTACAGAGATTTTGAACGCGAAATTCCACTTATGGAGCTTGCGCGGAATCTTAATAAAGCATACAGCGATTCCAATGCGTCAGCGGTAAACGATGAAGCATTTAGTGATGAAATGTATGACGATCTGCAATTTAAGCTAGAGGAAGATATTGATAGTTTTATCGCCACTTTTTATATGGCACTTGTTGGAATGGCAGAAAACCGAGAACGCTTGAAAATATACGAAACAACAGGATTGCCAACAACGGCATATCCAGAAGTACTGCAGGAATGTATTGATACTTACGGAGCGGATAAACAAATCGACCAGACGATTGAAGAAATGAGCGAGCTGATAAAAGCACTGCTTAAACATCGCCGCAAGACAATTCAGCTGGAGGGTGGAAATGTAAATCCAACGCCTGACACAGACCTGGCAAAAGCCAGAGCGGATATTCTTGAAGAAACCGCTGACGTTATTATCATGTTGACTCAAATCATCATGATTTTTGGTGATAGAGATTTTGTTGAAAGAATAATAGAATCAAAGGTTTACCGCCAGAAAAAGCGCTTGAGAAAGGAGACAGATGGTCAAAATTATTGAAGTAGAAAACGTAATAACTTGCCCTGAATGCGATAGAAATTTGAGCTATGAGGAAGATGATGTGTTTTTTAGTAAACTAGATTATCTCTCAGACAAACACAATACTTATTACAACAGATGTATAATATGCCCTTGGTGTAAAAGTGAAGTTGTTGTTGCGGATGGCGCGGTATTTGTTAAGCCAACAGGCACAAACGATACCCTAATCACAAGTACAAGAAGAAAGGAATAACGAATGCCCGGTAAACCGGGTTGGTGCGCAGTGAACGGCGGTGGCGTACCGAAAAATTCAACACCGTGGCCGAAAAGGTGTGCAGTGGAAACGCTGCACACGCAATTGATAGCAAACGAATTATGATCCACGATACATGCATTTGAGACTCAAAATAATGAATAAGAAAAGGAAAAGGTGATATGAAGATTAAAAACCTTGAAAAATTTATTAGGAAGATTCAAAAATCTTTTTCAAAGGCAGGAATAACTACAGTAATAGAAAAAGTTCTTCCCCCTTATGACGCTTATGAAATTCATTCGAAATTCAGAGATTTAACAATCAAGGTTGCAATTATTTATGATGAAAAAATGACAGCTTTTTACTTTTATAGGGACGGGCTTCACCACTGCGACATTACAATTTATTCGACTTATTTTGATACACAGAAGCACCTCATTGAAGCCCTAAGATTGATTGCAACTTCGAGTTGCAAAGTAAGATAAAACACTATCCCTCACGGTAGCCTAACGGCTTGCAGGTTCGACCCCTGCAGAATGCAGGAGGTGAGGAAATGTTTTACATAAAAGGTCAGGAAGCCAACAGCTTGGTTGATTTACCAGAGGAGAACCATGAATAAACGGCAGAAGAAAGAAAGGAAGGTGGTAAAAATGACAAGAAAAGAGTTGATAACTCAAATCAAAAGTAAGGGCTATGAGCCTAGAGTAAAAAACGTTGTGAGCTTGCTAACGTCTAATGGCGAGGGTGATGCAGTTACGCTAATCATCTCTTTGTATGATGATTTAAATGAGCTAATGGACGTAAAAAACAAGAACGTATCTTCAAAAAAATACTTTGATGATGAATGTCTGAATGAGGCATTTAACGATTTTATTTCTATGAGAGTAAAAATTAAAAAGCCCCTAACCGCAAATGCCTTGAAGAGAGCAATAGTCAAGTTGGAGAATCTATCTGGTGGAGACATCGAACTTATGATCAAGATTTTAAACCAGTCTGTTGATAACTGCTGGGTAGGACTTTTCCCACTGCATGATGCTAGCTATAGCTTTAAGGGCAAACAAAATCCACAGCGTTCACAGCTTGATGCAATTTTAGGAAGTATTACGGATGACTAAAAACGAAGCCAAGAAGTTAATGGCAGTAATGACTGTATCATATCCAAACTACAAAATTGCAGATATAGAGCTTACCGCCACTACATGGGCAAATATGCTATCTGGCTATACTTACGAACAGGTTAGTGCAGCACTCAAAGCATACATACTTTCGGAAAACACAGGCTTTCCACCGTCAATCGGTCAAATTAACGAAAAGTTAGTCGCTTTGAGTCAAGCAGACACGCCTACGCCGTTGGAAGCATGGTCTTTGGTTCGGATAGCTGTCAGAAACAGCACATATCATGCTGATGACGAGTTTGCCAAACTTCCACCAATTATCCAGTCAACAGTTGGAAACGCAAGGAATCTGGAAGAATGGGCGAAGGGACAAGCAACTCAGTTTGAGACAGTTATTCACAGTAATTTTTTAAGATCATACTCCGCAGAGATTGCGAAGCAAAAAGAATGTCAGAAGTTGCAGGGAAAGGTTTCAATCGCATCAGAGCAACCAGAGTATTTGCCAGAACTAAATATATAAGCAAAGCGCAGTTTTATAGACTATTTTAAATATAATAAGCTTTAATACATTAAAATAGTCTACTGCCTAGAAGGAGGGTTTATGACACGAGCACAAAGGAGACGGGCTGAAAGAGAAGCAAAAAAAGGAAACAAAGTCGTAGAACAGCGAATCACAGGTGCAGAAGAAAGCATAAGAATTGCTTTGTTAAAAGAAAATATTGCACGAGACGTTGATCGCAAGCTTTATGACAAATACTACCAAAAAGCAAATAAAGACGCTGTGGACAACATATACAGCATCATATTAACATCATTTGGACTTGCCCTGGCAGATACTTGTCCTAATTGGAAGGCTGAGGCAATTGCAAAACGAATCCAGAAGACAATGGACTACGTTGACAAATTCTCAAAGGAATACGACGGAGACATTGAACGTTTTATGAAAGAGCTTGAAGATAGAACCGGATTCTCATTTGAGATAGATTCTGTAAGCGGAAAGGATGAATAGTATGGATTTTTTAATTGGTTTAATAGCAGGACTATTATTTGGCGGAATTACTGGTGTGCTTGCAGTTGCTTTGTGTACTGCATCAAGCGCAAATGAAACCGATGACGAAAGAAAGAGGGAAAACGATGAGAATTAAGCATTTGAAGTTAGATAATTTTTGCAGTTTTTACAACGGAAAAGCTATAGATACAGATTTATACAATAAGACAGAGGTATCTGGATGTAATGAATCTGGAAAAAGCACAGTTAAGAGGGCTATTTTTTGGGTACTTAATTGTAGGGGTGAGAACGGTGAAGAAATCACTGGAATCAGGCCACACGATAAATCAGGTAACGAGATTAACGATATTGAGGTTACAGTCGAGATGACCGTAGAGCTTAACGGTTCCAGCAAGACATTTAAGAAGGTTTCTCGTCAGAGTTACAATAAAAAAGGTGACTTCATAGGTAATGTTATTGACTATTATATCAATAATATTCCTAAAAAGAAGTGTGACTATGAAGATTTTATTGCAGAAAAATTGGTTCCTGTGAGTGAGCTCTCGAACCTGATCAACGCTAAAACGCTCTTGTCAAAGAGTGCTGCTGACTGCAGATCAATTCTGGAATCCACCTTTGGAACGTGTTCCAATGCAGAGGTTTGTGAACATTTTCCGGAGTTCTTCCCTCTTCTCCCACTGCTGGATGATGGCAGTGTTGATGAATTAAAATCAAAATTCAACACCATGTTGAACGGTAGACGCGGAAGAAATGGCACTAAAGGACTACTTGATATTCGCAAAGAATTTCCGAGCCGCATTGATGAGGTAAAAAAGCAGAAAATTGTCGTTGATGAAGCCTTGATAAACAGCCAGATTGCAGACATTGAAAGCGGACTGAAAGATAACCAGAGTAAACAAGCTGATGTGCAGAAGGCATTTGATGAGCAACGTACAATTCAGGCACAAATTTATAAGTTGAAGCAGGAGCAATTAAAGGCCGCTGATGATGCTAATGCCGAAAACAGGAAAAGAATTGCCGATTTAGATGCTCAGATTATGGCAGCAAAGGAAGAACTTTTCCTATCCAACAGTAGTTTAAATGCCAAAGAGCATGAATTGCACCAGATTGACTCCGAGATTCGGGATCTTGAAACTAAGCGTTTGAAACTTTCAAGTGACTGGAAAAGCAATAAAGATATGCAGTTTGATGAAAATTCGCTGATTTGCCCGTATTGTAAGCGTGAGTATCCATCTGATCAGCAGGATGAAATGCGAAAGCATTTTGAAGAATCAAAGGAAGAAAAGTTGCAGGAAATCACAGACGATGGAATGAAATGTAAAGAAGCTATTGATGCTTTACGTGAAAAGTTCAATGCTGCAGATGCAGAGCTTTCTGCCCTTCGTGAAGAATCCAATAAAAAGTCAAGAGCTGTCGATGATTTAGTTGCTCAGAAAAAAATTATATCCACTTTAACACCAGCAGAACCAGACGAGGCAGCAAAAGCCAGATCTGCAGAAATCGCAAAGCTTGAAAGCCAGTTAGAAGCAAATACTGCAAATGCAACGTTTGCACAGCTCAAGGCAGAAGAAAATAACCTTCAGCATCAGTTATCTAGTCTAAAAGCAGAGCTTGCAAAAACTGAAATAAATGCCAAGATTGATGCAAGAGTTGCAGAGCTTAACATCGAGCGCCGAAAGAATGAGCAGCTAATTGCAGATACGCAGGCACAGCTTGACTTGCTCAAACGCTTCAACATTCGCAAGCACGAGCTTTTAGAAAGCAAGGTAAACGAGTATTTAGAGTACTGCCAAGTGAAATTTTTCAGACAGCTTGTGAATGGTGATCTGGAAGAAACATGTGATTTCTGCGTAAACGGTGAACCATACGCTAGAAACCTTAATCACGGTGCAAAAATCTTAATCGAGACAGATGTTTGCAAGGCTTTTCAGAAGAAATACGCTACTACCCTTCCTATCATCGTAGATGACTCTGAATCTGTTGATAATTGGAAGATACCGGATATGGATAGGCAGCTTATTATTCTCAAAAGAACTGATTCTAAAGAGCTAACAATCAAGGAGTCATGATGTGATCCGTGAAATTACACAAACTTACCCAGTCTAAGCTTGATGATTACAAACTTAGAAGTAATTTCACGGAGGACGAAGAGATAACATTTGATATGTTATCTAAAGGCAAATCTATCAGCGAAATAGCAACCCGGTTATCTGTGTCGACTAGGACGGTTGATCGCAGGATTGCCGATATAAAATCAAAAATCAACCAACTATAAATAGTCCCCTGGTATTTATGATGCTAGGGGATTTTTACAACATTTTTTAACATTATTTTACTGTAAAGAAATGTCACGCGTATAACCTTAAAGATATTTTTTATAACTTTTTAGTTCTAACTATTGACTTTTTAGTTCTAACGATGTATCCTATAACCGAGAAAGAAAAAACATTATTTTACTGTAAAGAAATGTCAAATTAGGTTAAGAATTGTAAAATAATGTAGAATAATGTAATCACAAAGGAGGTTTCACTATGAAAGTAATATGTATTGCAAACCAAAAAGGTGGCATTGCAAAGACCACAACAGCCACTACACTTGCTTCAATTTTAATGTCACAAGGTAAGAAGGTCTTGCTTGTTGACGCTGATCCGCAGGGCAACAGTACGGACACTTATAGAGCAGTGTCCAAAGATACAGCAACTCTCTACGATGTTATTTTAGATATTGAAGATCCGCTTCCAATTGCGGAAGCTATTCAAAAAACAGAAATTGGTGATATAGTTGCATCCGATCCAGAACTGAAAACAGCAGATCAAAGATTCCCAAGCGATGGGAACGAATATTTTAGATTGAAGGATGCTCTTTCTGAATTAACCAGTTATGACTATGTTATTATTGATACAGCTCCGGCAGATAATAAGCTGCTCAAAAACTGTTTGATTGCTTCTGACAAGGTCATCATTCCTGTCACTGCAGACCGTTATGCTATTCAAGGTCTGTCAGAGTTGAATAGAACGATCACAAGTGTAAAGAAAAGAAATAATCCTAACCTAGAGGTTGCAGGACTCTTGCTAGTAAAATACAAGAGCCGTCAGCTCCTCGCCCAGGAAGTTAAAGCTTCTTTGGAAGAGATTGCCAAGCAGCTCAACACAAAGGTTTTCTGCACAACTATCCGTGAAAGCATTGCCGTACAAAAGGCACAGGCAACTAGAACAACCCTCATGAATTTTGAACCGAAGTGTAACGCTGCCATTGACTATGTGCAGTTCGCAGAAGAACTAATTAAGGAGTAATTTGATATGAGAAAGAAAGATAACACCACCACCACTTCTTTTGATGTGACAGCCGGCATTGATTTTGCAGATACTAGCGAAACTGAAATTCCAAGTATCCAGCCGGTAGAAAAAAAGTCCGTATTTGTCTCTGCTCCGGTTGATCCAAACAGAGTGTATACGCCTGGATATAATCCAACTCCGAAGATTGGTCCAAATGGTGGATATGTAGGACGCAGAGAAGTCCCTGCAGCTGAGCGCAAGATTCAGTTCAGTGTATCATGCACAGAATCGCAAAAGGCAGCCTTTTCAGAAGCTGCTCGTAAGTCAGGCCGCACCCTAGCAGGATTTGCTTGCTTTGCCATCGAGGAATACATGCGGACACATGATCTATAATTCTTTACATTATTTGACATTTAAAAAAGGTTTAATAAGTTAAAGAACTAGTTGACCACAAAAAAATCAGCCCAGCAAGGCAAAGAAAAATGCTGTGCTACCGGCAAAACGGGTGGTACAAGGCAAAACAAATTTTATGCTGACCTAGCGGCGAGACGGGGAGAAATGAGGTTTATTATGAGAGAAGATGCTTTTACTGTAAATGTGCTTGAGGAGTACCGAGAGCATGACAAGTACACTAAAACTTGCGACGAGATAATCGCCGTAAGCAAGGCTGCAGAAACGGAGTCTGAGGTTATAGCGGCTCTCGAAAGTGTCAATGTTTATTTCGATGGGTGGGGTCTCTGCTACGACTATCTATCAAAGAAACTCACGACAGACGCTTGCCGTAAGGCATATATGGAAAGCATAAATAAGACCCTGCCACGAAGGGATTTCCGAATGGATAGAGAAAAGTACCTTCGGAAGGCAGGTTTCGCCTGCTGGTTGTGAAAGAAAGGAGGCATTTTATGGAGCAAGTAAACTTGATACCGTTTTACGCTTGCGCTATCGCGTTTGCACGCCATATACGATTAGATTTAGAAAGCGAATATGGCAAGAATGCTGTAGCTTATTATAATGCTGCAAAGCAGAGCGAATATTACAATACTTTATTTTCGGAAGAGCTGTCTTTGCAAACAGAAGAAGCTTATAAAAAAGCACTCGGAATCGTCGAATATAGCTACACAGAAGATGAACAAGCACAGACTTCTTTGGATATTCTCTTCAAAAAGGGATACAGAAAGCTATACAATATTTTTAAAAGGCTTCCAAAAGACGAACCGCTTCATTTTGATAGTGCAATCGGAGAAATCATTTATGTAAAGCTTGCAAAGTCGGATCATGTTTCAGACGATAATTTTAATGGTAATTTATTTGCAGGCTATTACTTTTCAGATATGTGGCCACAAGAGTTAATACAAGAACGCAAAAAATGCGATGAATTACTTTACTTTATTGCAAACTACGGATATGATCCAGAACGCAGAATACAAAAGGGATTAAAGAAATATGACTGTGCCTTCCAAGAAAGAGCAAAATCATACATCAGTCAGCTTCCAAAAGATTTATTTAAGCAGATCCAGTTAGCGCCAAAAAATGACAAATTTGGATACACTACAGTGTTTGATATTGAATCACTTTCAAGTGTTTCTATTTTTTCTGAATTACAGTTCGCACGTGAAGATCTGGAAGCACTAGCAATTGCTTATATGCACGGGAAAAGAGGAGGAATACGTGAGGATTTCCTGACTTATGCAAAATATACGAGCTATATATTAGCTATGTGTAAGGCATACAAACAGTCTAAAGAATACTACTTCCAACACAATCGCGAAGACGTGTATATTGAAGTAGAGAGCATTAAAAATGAATTGCTTCAAGCCAAATCTGCATTATCTGAATCTCAGGAACGCAGGATGTCTGAACAAAAAGCTTGTACTGAGCAGGTTCAGCGCTTATCTGATGAGATAAATCTACTCAAGCAGAAGAATGATGCGCTAAAATCCGAACTGCAAAAGGTAGAGAGTGAACGTAGGGAGCTTTATGCTTTGCGAGAGCATATATTTTCACTGGAAAACGATTCAGAAACCGAAATTGCAAATGAACTGCCTAAAGAACAAATTCAGCAGCTTAAAAGCGTTCGCGTAACAATTGCAGGAGGACAACCAAACTTGATAAAAAAACTCAAAACTTATCTTCCAGATTGGCAATATATCAGTGCAGGAGATGTCAGCACTGTGCGCAACGCTGCATTAAAAAAATCTGACTTTGTGTTCTTTGCAACTGCTCATTTGAGCCACAAACTGTATTATGCTATGATTGCACAGGCTCAAGATTGGAATGCAAAAATTGGATATTTGAGTCATACGAATATAAATTATGTATTGCAAGACATATCTATATTAGTAAATAGCAGTATTTAACCTCATTTGACATTATTTTAATGTAAAGAATTGTTGAATAACGTAAAAAACTGTAGAAAGAAGAAAATATATGAAAAAAGAATTTAACTTGCTTGATGAAAATTGGGTGCGTATATTGCTTCCAGATTATACCATTAAAGAAGTTTCACTCACGGATGTTTTCACCCACAGTCATGAATACATGGATTTGGCAGGTGAAACAGATACTCAAAATGTCGCAATGATACGACTACTTCTTGCGATTGCTCATTCTGGATTTGCAAGATTCAGCTCAAACGGTGATGAAATTCCACTTTCAAACAGAGATGAAGCAATCAGTCGTTGGAAAAGTTATTGGAGTCTCGGACATTTTCCGGAAGCATTTTTAAAATATTTAGAGGAATACAGAGAACGTTTCTGGCTTTTTCAGCCTGATGCTCCATTCTATCAGGCAAACGAAGCTAAAAAAGGAACTGCTTTTGGTGCTGCAAAGTTAAACGGAGAAATTTCTGAAAGCAACAACAAGGTACGAATTTTTGCGGCAAGAAGTGGAGAAGCAAAAATGCAACTAACATATGCAGAAGCGGCTAGATGGCTCCTTTTTATCAACGGGTATGATGATGTTTCTGTAAAGCCGAGTAAAGCAGGCTTGCCTTCAATCAGTATTGGATGGTTGGGGCAAAATACTATTGTTTACGCAATCGGTCGAAATCTTTTTGAAACACTTATGATGAACCTAGTTCCTTTACAGAATGGTAATGGAGAATTGTGGCCTAAGCCTTGCCCAATATGGGAATGCTTGCCACGATCCGATGAGCGCAAAAAGATTGATCCACCTTCTAACCCAGCGGAATTATTCACGCACCAATCGCGCAGGATATTTCTCAAGCGTGAAAATGGGGTTATAACCGGATTTAATGCATTGGGCGGGAATTTTTTTGATAAAGAACGTGTTACAGCTGAAACCATGGCACTTTACATTTTAAATAGTAACAGCGCTAAACCACTTCGCTTATTTAACGATGTTCCATTGTGGCAACTACTCGACAAGATACTTTGCAACAATCAAGATACTGCTACATGGTTGCGCTTAATTGGAATTGGCAATGCAGGCTTTCAGACCTGTGGAATGGTGTATGATTCCAAGTTAATGAGGTTTGTTGATGAATGTTCAAAAAGATTTACAGCAAATCTTGATCCTAACTTTGCAGATTACATATCTGTTGGCATTGAACTGTGCCGTTATATCACAAATGAAATTGGTGTATTATCCTACAATATTCAGATGGCTAGTGGCAAGCAGAATCCGACTGAACTTAAAAAATATGAGTTTTCTAGTAACCTAGATTTGATTTGGTCCAGATTTCTTTCATCAAGCGCCACCGCATTTGAATATTTTCTAAGAATGGTCAAGCAGTCTGCACTGGACTTTTCTAAATCTTTAATTGATAATGCATCCCCGACATCATTTAGAGGTCGAATAGTTACGGTGAATGGCAAGGAAAAGTATTATTGCGCAGCAAAGGCTTATAATTCTTTTTTATATTATCTCAACCGATTGATTCCAGAGGAATCCAATAGTCTTGAAACTATAGAAGAACATTTAAGCTCTTACAAGGCAGATCTTAAACCGAAGGAGGAAGGTGAGTAAATGGAAAGCAAAAACACATTTTCGAACATTGTAAAAACAATAATGTTTAAGAAAGAGATGGACGGAGTTCAGCTTGCAAAACTGTTAGGGTGTTCTCAATCTAACGTGTCCAAAAAACTTAGGTTAAATAATTTTAGAGAAAGTGATATACGTCAGATATCAGAAGCGTTAGGATACGACGTCTCTATCAAACTCACATCAAAGGACACAGGAGAGGAATTGCAGATGTTGTAATAGTGTATTTTACATTTCTTTACATTATTTAACTTTATTTGACAATAGTTGACATTTATTTACAGTAAAATATTCTTTAAAAGAGTTGTCAGTTTATCTGGCAGCTCTTTTTGTCGTTAACATGTCGTATCCCTGTCGTTTTTACATCTTATTTTTATGGCACAATACAGTCAGAATAAGAGGAAGGAAGGTGTGAATGATGTTTCCTGAATCATTTTTAACTAAAATATTTGAAAGACCAGATGTATGTATGATTCCAATGCAGTATCAATCAGCAATGATTCAAGCTATTGGAGAGGTCCTTGACGAGGAAGGAGTGATATTAGACGATGCCGATACCAAATCAGATGTATCAACCGTACAACCAACAGACAATGTATGGCCAATATAATAGTTATTACCCGTATCAATATCAGCAGCCACGTTATGATCTGCAGCAAAACCAACCGCTTTTTAATCAGCAGCAAAGCATTCAGCCACAGCAGCAGGCTGGATTGAACGGAAAGGTCGTGCAAGCTGTCGAACAAATTACCGCAAATGACGTACCTATGGACGGTTCAGTTGCCGTATTCCCAAAGCAAGACATGTCAGAGATCTATACAAAATCGTGGAATGCAGACGGAACCATTAGAACGATTGTATATAAGCCGTACACAGCTTCACAGCCAAATGCGGCGAATAGTTCAGCCGACATGTCCAAAATGAAAATGGGGCTATCTGACGAGGCTACAGAGGCATTTATGGCAAGATTTGATAGCCTTGAAAAGAAGTTTGATGAACTGATGCCTAAAATAGTGCCTAAAAGGTCCGGAGGCTTAAAGAAGGAGGCAAATGAGAATGAATAATCCATTTCAGCTATTTCAAGCCATGAGGAATCCGCAGCAGTTTTTGCAGCAGATGGCTGGAAACAGCCAAGCTATGAGCAATCCTATTTTAAAAAATGCTATGGATATGGCAAATAAAGGTGATACAAAGGGTGTAGAACAATTAGCTCGCAACCTTTGCAAAGAAAAAGGGATAAATGTTGATGATGCAGTTCGCCAGATAAAAAATCAATTTGGAATGCAATAAAAACATGATACTAATTCTTGCGCAAGATTATGTATATAAAAAATATTACGGAGGTAAATAGTATGTTTAACTCAGGAAACTGTAGTGTACCATTAGTGGCTAGCATTGATGGTAACGGCAACAACAGCGGTGGCTGGGGCAACGACGGTTGGGGATGGATCTGGATCATTTTGATTTTTGCCATTTTCGGCTGGGGCAATGGCTTCGGTGGCTGGGGCAACAACGGTGGTGGAATGGGTTCTACCGCGGCAGCCTACACAGATAGCGCAATTCAGCGCGGTTTTGATAACCAAGCGATTGTTGGAAAGTTAGACGGAATCACCAATGGTATTTGTGATGGATTCTACGCAGTTAATAATAGCATGTTAACCGGATTTAATGGAATCAACACAAACATTATGCAGACTGGATATGGCATTCAGCAGGCTATCAACGCTGATACCGTAGCTAATATGCAAAATACAAATGCTCTGCAGGCACAACTCGCACAATGCTGCTGTGACAACAAAGAGGCACTCTCTAACACCAATTATAACATGGCTACACAAGCAAATGCAATTCAGCAGTCCATTGATAAAGGCTTCTGCCAGTTAAACTATAATGCAGCAACCAATACACGTGATATCATTGACAACCAGAATGCAGGCACTAGGGCAGTTCTTGATTATCTCTGCGCTAAAGAAAATGCTGACCTTAGAGACAAAGTTCAAAAGCTTGAGCTTGCAGCATCTCAATCAGCGCAAAACGCATATATTACTGCTAATCAGGAGGCTCAGACTGCAGAGCTAATTCGCAGAATTAACCCGGCTCCAGTTCCGTCCTACACAGTACCAGCTCCATACCCGTATGCTGGATATGGTTGCAATGCAGGATGTAATTGCTAACTTTCTCTCTATATAAAGTTTAGAATTGTTTATGTGTCCAATTTATGATATAATAATTTTATTATTATAATCGGAGGTTGGACACATGACAAGCAAAAATCTAATTGGAGAGAAGTTTGGAAAACTTACAGTTCTTGAATATTCAGGTAAAAATGAAAAAGGATACGATCTGTGGAAATGCAAATGCGACTGTGGAAACTATGCAGCTGTAAATGAGAAAAGTCTTAAAAACGGTCACACAAAAAGTTGCGGCTGTATTCACAAAGCTAAGGATTTAACAGGAATGAAATTTGGAAATCTGACCGCTATAAAAAATCTAGGAAGAAAAACTGGAAATATTTTATGGCTTTGTCATTGCGACTGTGGAAAAGATATAAAGTGCTATCAATACAATCTTGAACGTGGCACCAGTACTTCTTGCGGATGTCTAAGAAGCTTTTATGCTAAACAGACAAGATGCTGTCACGGAGAATCAACAGGTACGCTTTACAAAAAATGGGGTTCGATAAAGACAAGATGTTACAATAAAAAAATTCCGTGCTATAAAAACTACGGTGGGAGAGGAATTAAAATATGCGACGATTGGCTTAAATTTTGGAATTTTAGAGAATGGGCGTATAAAAATGGATATTCTGATGGTCTCACCCTAGAAAGAATAGATGTAAATGGTAATTACGAACCTGATAATTGTAAATGGATTTCGATGGCTGAGCAACAATCTAACAAGAGGACTTCTGTTTTTATAACTTATAACGGGGTAAAGAAAACTCTTTCTCAATGGTCGAAAGAACTTGGGTTAAGTAAAGAAGCCATAAGATATAGATATAATGCTGGTTGGACACCAGAAGAATGTCTTTTTGGCAAGAAAGAGCAAAAATTTCATCAACTTCCTCGTATCGAAATACCTGAATATCTAAGAAAAAAAGAAGAAGAATAAGTATCTTAATCGTCAAGGTTATGTCTGCTAACTAACGCAGTATTACTATCAGTAAAGGGGGCAGACTCAAAATAGAGCCTGTCCCTTATTTTAAGGAGGTATCGAATGGCAGAATATGTTGCAGTCGCAACGCAGGAAGTTGCGGCAAATGGAAATGTAACTTTTACAAGTACATCTGTTAAGGGTTCAAACTGCATACAGCACCGTGAAGGCAGTGGAATCATTACTCTTAGAGGTCTTACGAATCAGTGTCAGGCACGTTTTTTTGTAGACTTTTCTGCGAATATAGCTCTTCCGGCTGGGGGAACTGTGGCTCCTATATCATTAGCAATTGCTATCAGTGGTGAGCCAGTACTTGCTTCCGAAATGATTTCAACACCAGCTGCAGTGTCTCAATTCAATAATGTATCTTCGGGCATTTTCATCAATGTTCCGCGTGGCTGCTGCGTAAATATTGCAGTTGAGAATACAAGTGGCGCCGCTATTGAAGTTGCTAACGCAAACCTTATAGTAAATAGGGTTGCTTGATTGGAGGTAGACTATGCATAAATGGGCTAAAGAAATTTTAGAGTGCGTCAAGGAAAAAGCTAAAGCTATCGGAATTGACAATTTCGAAGGCCAGAATCTTGATGATTTAAAAGATTGGACTGAAATCGTTAAGAATATTGCTTGCTTTGATAAAGACTATCGCATCGTTGAAGCAATGGATAAGCTGCAAAACGATGATGAAATCATGGAAATGATTGAGCAGTACGGTGATTACCCATCACGTCGCTATTACGACCGTTACAGATACGCTAACGGCAGATTTGCCCCAAAGGGTAGAGGGACAAGAACCACAGGCAGACGCGGTTATGATGAGCCACCTTATTGGCACATGACCCCAGAGATGTATTACGAATGGGCTGATATGCCAGAAGAAGAGCGTATGCGTGATCTTGATAGACTCCGCTTTGGGCGCATGTACTACTCTGAGCCACGTAAAGGCTCCCAAATGCCGTCAGATAGTAGAAGCGTAGAAGATATGGGAATGAAGTCAGAAAGCCGATATGACCGTGCTAGAAGGTCATACAGTGAGACTAAAGACATGCACAAAGCCAACACTAAAGAAGACAATGACGCAAACATGCGAGGGCTTGAGTCATTGTTGGCCGTCATTGACGAAGATCTTAAAGAGATCATGCCAGGGCTTTCAGCTTCCGAAAAAACTATGATGAAAACCAAAATGACAAACTGGGTGCAGCGTATATAATAAATGGTACAGCCGGGAGCAAATGCTCCCGGTTTTATTTCAATTGCGCACTTGTTATAAATGTGCTATAATGGGGGTATCAAATGTTTTTTACAGTAAATAACAACACTTGGCAAGTTTGCTTTGTCAATCCTGGCGATCCGCAGTTGCAGCGCAGTGACGGAACATATACGCTCGGCGTAACCGACAACAATTTAAAGACCGTCTTTATGTGTAATGATCTGTCAAGCCAGATGATTGATAAAGTGCTGTGCCACGAATTGACACACGTTCACGCAATGGAATACGGATACTCTATCCCAATTGAAACAGAGGAAATTGTCGCAGACTTTATAAGTCTTTTTGGCAGGAGTATAGTAACTGTTGCAGATGAACTTATATATCAACTTTTAGGAAACAATACAATTAGGTACTGTGCATAAAATAAAGATCACAGTACACGCACGACTTTAGGCAATGTGCCAGAAAGGAAGGCAGATGTACACAAAGATTCACACGCAAAAAGACGTTCTCCGTGAGCGATATCTTTACCAATCCGAACTTACTCCACTGGGGTTTCCAAAACTGCTTCCAGTACATGCTGCTTTGAGTGGACTCAATGCAGTATCATTTTGTGAGGCGATGAAAGAAAAAAATCCGAAGAAGGCGCTTTGCCACTTTTTTATTGATGATGCACGGTTCGAGCCATTATGGAATCAACCGCAAAAGTATCTTCCGATGCTTGAAAATTTCAAATATGTCTGTGCTCCTGACTTCTCATTTTATGACTCTATGCCAAAGGTCATGCAGCTGCATCAAGTGTACAGAAGCCGCGCCCTTGCATGGTGGCTATTTATGAACGGCTGCAACGTCATCCCAACTGTAGGTTGGGGAAATGCAGAGACGTTTGATTTTTGCTTTGAAGGGCTGCCAGAAGAGAGTACGCTGGCAATCAGTACAAACGGCTGCTTTACCGATCAAGGCAAGGAGTGTTATCGACAGGGCTTCAAGGAAATGTGTTCCCGGCTCCATCCTGCAGAAATTTTAGTCGTTGGCCGCCCCATTGATGTGGACACAGACGTAAAAATCACGTATCGAGAATCATTCGGACAACAGCTTACAAGAAAGTTGAGGGGATGACATGGGCAGTAGAAGTGGAAAGAAGCACGAAATCAGCATAACAACCTATGTCGGCAGTTTGAAGCGCATCAGAACAGAGGAAACTGTTGGAAATATCACAGTCATAAGAACCGAATACAAACAGCAGAAGCAGAAGCAGCGCCGTAAGAAAAGCCGATAGATTTTAACATTATTTTACAGTAAAATAATGTATAATAATGTAAAGTACTGTCAAGAACTGTAAAATAATAGGGATAGATTTGATTCTATCCCTACTTTTTAGCTATACTTTAATATTATATCTTTTATTTTTGCATATACCATTTAAATGGATACGCAATTTCGCTTTCTTGTGCCTCTTCTGCGTTTTTGTGGAGCTGTATCAAGTTATCAACTGTGTCGTCGATCACAAAACCATCTGCTATTTTCCCAAATTTATATCCGCGACAAATTTTTATTCTATAATTTTTATCTATCCTTGCTAATGTTTCCCATGCTTTTAACTCTTCGGCAGGCATTTGTGCTAAGTATTCTTCCTCACAATGACACGTAAATTCTATTATTGTCATCATCAAGTTTATTGTACGTTCTATATCTCTTTCTTTTTCCGTTTTTTCATCTCCATCATCGTCAACAAGTTTTTCATATAATTCTTCTGCAAAATCCGGAATATACCCTTTATCTTCTAAATAGTTTTTATCAACAGAATCAAAAAATTCTTTACCTGGAATAGGCTCTTCGTTTTCTGGATAGACTTTATCAACAAAATCAAAAAACTCTTCAACTACAATTTTAACTGCCTTTTTCAGAGCTTCGTTTTCCAAAGAAATATAATTGCTGTACAAATCGCATGTTCTATCCAGCAACCATCCCCATTCTTCGCGCCCTCTCGGCCAATCATTTTTGGCAAGTGGCTTGCACTGCGTTACTGCTTCAATTACTCGTTTCATTTTTTCTTCATTCATTCTTGTTTTCCTGTTCCTTTCTTTTTATTAAAAATTCGTGACTTTAGCCAGAAGTTTTTGACTATGCTCTAATATCATGTACAACTGGTGAAAGATCCTGGACTCTGCTTCCTATTGCTATAGGTGGCAACCATCTGATCACAAGTTTTCTGTTTCCTGCCTTTTCACTCCCTATCCAGAAATGATGCCAGTGTGCGCGGCGTACATGCGGAGTCTTTTTACTTCCTGCGGCAGAGGGTAGTGTATCAAGGTTTTGTTCATTTGCTTCTGTCTTGTTCTTGTATACATTGATTTCCCTAACGTTCCTTATTTCAGCTCCCACACGGTATCCTGCATCCAACACCTTGGGAATCTCCTTTGCACCAGAACGAACATATTTCTTTCTTGCTTTCTTGTTTTCTTCATTCTCGACAATATCTACATTCTGTGACAGTATAAACAGAATCATTTGTATTGTGCTTTGAAATATTTCGCGATCTTTTCTATATGTTTCTTCAAATTTCTCCGAAAACTCCGGCAGCCCCACTCTTTTATAGTTATCAATTCCACTGGAAATTGTATGGTCTATGCATTTTTGTAATTTATCAGACGATAAGGTTAAAAAATAGCTCCTTGATTCAATTCTGTTTTCATCGTCATTAAAGAAAAGTCTTTCAATCCTTAATTCATATAATTTAAATTCAAAATCATAATTTAAATATGCGAATCTTGATTCATCGTCAACTTGAAAGCATAGACATTTATATGGTAAATGAAGTAGCATATCTACCGGAACTTTTTCTATTCCTTCCGTTTCTTTTAATTCATTGTAAAAGTCTTCATCAAAACGATAAATCACTTTTGATAAATCCCACGCTGCTATCGCTGAAATCAGCCCCGCAGTAGCATTTCTGAGCCTTTTGAAATACTTCGCATCCGGCTTTCCCATACGTACTTTGTGAAGCTCCATTAGTATTCCATCATTAGGACAGTACACAATATTTTCATCCCATTTCGCACCCTGCGCTTTAAAATCCTCAATCGCAGCCTTTATCTGGTCAGCCAAATCAGGTTCAGCCTTTAAAAATCCTTTGTACAGTTCTAGCGCCAGGATTCGTTTATTCTCAACTTTTTTCTTTCTCTTCGCCATTTTGTCTCCTATTTTCTTCCAACGCCATTTTAACATCCTCTTCGGTCTTTTCAACTGGTAACTCTTCCAATCGCCAGCCCTTATAAGTATACACTGGCCTAGATCTCCGTGAAGACACACCACGTAAACTACTTGCAATTGCAGTAAAACCACCACGCACGCGTCCAGCTGCAATATTTTCTGGTACATCTTCATCAAAGAACCTTCGGCAATTTCTTCTAGCCCAATCCTTCAACGATACTGCTATATAGTAATTTCCTAGAGGATCAATTAAAATCCATTTTTTAGCAGTTCTGTTTTGCGGTCCCGGTTGTCCTTCTGGCAAAGCATGAGCCGCTTTAGTTGCTTCTTTTGCAAATCGTTCGCGAGCCGCTTTTACTAATTGACTTTTCTTTTGAGCTTCAATTAGAGCAGGCGGCATAGGTGTCCCCTTTGGCGTACACAAGCCGTGTTTCTTTCTTAATTGTGCCGCACATTTAGCAGAACAACATTGTTTTGTATCACTCGGATGCCAAATAAATGGCTTTCCACATATTGCACAGTTGTGGTATTTACGTCTTCTTACGCATCCACATGTTACACATCTGTAAAAGTGAGATGCCTGCATTTCTTTTATGTTTCCACATTTTAAGCATTTTACTTTCCAAAGGCTTATTCTTTTTCCAGTATTAGGGCTGACATATTTATTTTCAGAAACTCCCAACACGACTAAATCTCCGTGCCGTTCGCCTGTTAAATCTCTCTTTGCCATTGATGACTCCTTTTCCCCTGTCAATATGCACCATTGCAAAATAACAGTACGTATGCGTGTTTCAAATATTATACAAAAAGTTCTTGACTTTTTCAAGTCATCATGCTTCTTTAAAATTGAAGAGGATGCTTCTTCCGGCTTCGGTCGCTATTCACAGGCATTAAACCGTCTGTGTAGATTGAAATAAAATTATAATTGTACGTGTGAGTACAGGGAACGTCTGTTTAAACATGCTTCATATTCTCTTATCAAATACTTCCATAGTACAGCGCAACCGCCATACCACCGAAGATCAGCACACCGAGTAACAAGTCACTAATGCCCTTTGCTACTGCATCAAGCATTTTTCCATGCTTTTCTTCTTTTTCAATCGTTGCCTTGAATCCTCTTGATTTCTGGCAAAGAATGGCACGTTCTGCACTGCTGCACATCTTTTCAATCTGCAGGTTTGATTCCCAAATCACCTTCATTTTATCACCTCTTTCTGCATCACGCAACCTTTTCGATAATAACAACCGCCGACAGTGGCGCTTCATACCGGAAAAAATCAGCCGCATTTTTAAATTGTGAATCCATCACTGGGATATACTCATCTGGGTAGATATGAGCCGTAGAATACTGAATGTAACCCGGATTCTTTACGGATGCGTGCAATATGCGTTGCTCTGTGTATGCCTTGCCGTCAATTTCGTGCTGTACTTCCCAGTGTGCCACCACACCTGGAGCCTTTACCGCCTCGAATACTCGCGCCCATGACACAAAAGCCACAGCATCAAGACTTGCAATTTCTTTCTCAAGCTTCTCCAGCTCATCACCGTGAGCCTTGAAAAGCTTTATATGTAGCTCTTGCGGCGCTGCGCTGATAGATACCGTCTGTAAAATCATTGTTTTAACCTTTCTTTTAGTTTTCTTTTTTTGTTCCGGTTTTCCCGGTAAAGCGTCCCCAGGTCGTGAACCTCGCCGCCTAAAGCGGAGAAACGCAAAACTTAAAATTCCTCGGCGTAGCTTTCAGCATCTGCCAGAGTCCGGCACAGCTTGCAAATATTACTGTATTCACCATCTACAAAAATCTGCACACTGTAACCATAACCGCGAAGTCTTGCCGGGTGAGTGTCGCCCAGCAAGACAATTTTTGTTGTGATCATCGCTTTCCTTTCTCTCTTTCAAGCCATTTTCCGGCCAATTCGCCTTCTTGCTCAGTTGCCTTTGTAATTTTTTCATCTGGATATACGCGGAAGGCGTGCCACTTGTAAACCCCTACAAAATATACAACGTCTTCCTCACTCATACAGGTGTAAAAATCCTTGTACATGTCAGCACTGTAAAAATCAGCGTGTTCCTTGCCATAGCTCAGAACCTCGCCTGCAGTCTTTAAAAACTTGCCGTTTCCGGCATAGCACCAGCCGCGGCCGCTGTCCTTCGTCCAGATCTGGACGTTATAACGGAAACCGTGCGCCATAGCTGGGGCGCTTTCATTCAATCTAATAATTTGTAATGTTGTCATAACTTTTCCCTTTCTTGCCTGCCATCATCAGCGCCGGGAGGCAATCCCCAACGGACGCCCCAAGCCGGGGCGTTTCGGCTTAAATCTCTTCTATTTCATCAATGTAAAAATCAACCATATCAACCGCGGCTGTAAAGCGCTGCTGGACAGAAAAGCTAAATCCAAAATCTTTATCATACATGGCCGAAGCGCTTGTAGCTACATAATAAAAGAGGTCTGCCGCCTTGTCTTTATCAAAGGTCCCCTTTCTTGCTTTTTTTCTGAGGTTTTCGATACTCGGCTTAATCTGGCGATCATACAAAACGCCTGAGTTAGTAGCATATAAAAACAGCTCTCTTGCTTCATCGGATGCCTTATAAATCATATTTTTTGTTCTCTTCATATTTTTTACTTCCTTTCTGCGTTTGTTGTTTTCCTTGTTTCTGACTGTATTATATAACAACGTACGTGTATATTCAATAGTAATTCTGTATAAATGTACGTGTATATTTTTGTGCATTATGTACGTGTATATTTTTATCTTTATAGTGTATAATTATGCTAGAGGTGGAAAAGGGGCCTCTATAATATAAGAAAGGAAAGAAAAACATATGGCAATATCAGACGCACACAAGCAAGCTACTATAAGATACGCAAGTAAGACTTATAAGCGCGTGCCGCTCGATTTGCGGCATGAAGATTACACCAGACTACAAGAGGCGGCAG